GAGAGACAATGTCATTAGGTCGATTTTTTGTAACTCACTTTTAGCAAATATTTTTTCTCTCACATCATCGTCAAACATAACATCATCTCCTTATGCCTAAATTGTGGCATAAAAAAAGAGAAGAGCATTTCCATGTTCTTCTCTAATTATTGTCATGCATAAGGTTTTTCCATGTACCATTCATGTACCAATAGTGTACCATTTTTTGTTTATTTATGTGAATATATAACGAATTATATAAAATTAAAATTTCATGTGAAACATCGTAAAATTGAGGTATGTTGTGGTTTATGAGGATATAATGAACTATGTTAAATACCCCTCATAGCAACGATGCCTAATTTCATTTTTGATTTTACCTACTCAAAAACCCATTGTTTAAGGGATTTTTGCCTTTCTATTTTTGATTTATGTACCAATTCTGTACCAATTTGATTGGATATACTATATTTTTGATTATTTTATATTACTTTGAGCGCTTCTGCTACTCTGTCCATTTCTAAATTCTTTTGTTCGTCTGTCGTATGAACGTAAAGGTTCATCGTGATACCTATGTTTGAGTGCCCCAGGATTGTCTGCAAGGTTTTCGGAGTCATACCGGCTTCAATACATCTTGTTGCGAACGTATGCCTTAATACATGCATTGAAAATCTCGGTATCTGCGCTCTGTCACACGCTTTGTAAATTCCGGTATCATATGTGCTGTTTTTCACAGGTGCCCCGGTCTTGCACAAAAACACTCTGTCTCTCCATTGAATGTCAATAAATTTGAATGAAGCATTTTTGGCTTTCTGCAATTTCAATAGTGATACAGCTTCATCAGTGAGTGGAATTGTCCTATATCCCGATTTACTCTTAGGTGGTCCCTCCCGCCATTCGCCTGTTGAATGCCTGTACTCTAAGCTCCTGACGATTTTGATTGTTTTGGCTTTAAAGTCTACATCTTCCCATTTAAGCCCCACAAGCTCGCCTGTCCTTAGTCCAGTCTGCAAGGCAAATCTGTATTGATACTCATATGATGTGCCTTTGATAGCTTCACAGAATTTTTTCTGATTTTCAATCGTCAATGCTTCTTTCTTTGAGGATTCCTTGCCGATGTCGGATTTCACCATGCGATTGCATGGATTTTTGGGGATAATCTCACTTTGATATGCATAGTCAAGCATATTGTATAGTGCTATGCGTGTCTGATATATCGTTGCCGTCCTGTAGTCCTCGTCAGCCATATTAGTCATTATCTTTTGACAGTGGAGCGTATTAACCTCTCGCAGTATCTTATTTCCGATAACAGGCTTTATGTTGCGATTGTATCTCTCGGTGTAGTTCCTTAACGTGTTCGGTCTTACTGTGCGCTTCTTAACGCTTATCCAGTACTCAAACCATGTGTCAACCAACATGTCAGACGGAAAGTCGGGATTGCTGTGTTCATCAGTGTACTGCTCATCGGCAAGCCACTTTTTACACTCTTGTAGTTTTGCGAATAATTTCTGCACTCGCTTTCCATTCCTTGTCGTGTATCTGCCAACATAGTATTTGTCTTTTCTCTGACTAATGCCTCTGCCTAGTTCTTTACCTTTCAAGTCCTTTCCCATATTAAATTTTCGCTCCTTTCACTTATGGAAAAAGCCTTATGCAATTTATTATAATATCACATAAGGCTACATAAGTCCACATTTGATTATATCTCTATCGTCTCTGCGATATACTTTTCAAACTCTTTTCGCTTGATTAATCGTCTCTTTCCGACATACATAACAAATTGGCACCTTGGGTTGTTTGTTATTTCTCGGAGCTTATTAACCCCGATATTACTGTATTCTGCGGCTTCATCAATCGTCAGCGTTACCTTTTCCCATATTGGCACTTTGTTAATCATAGCCCGACTCCTTTCTATCTTTTCCTTAATGGTTGCCACTCTCCGAGAAGTGGTCGTTTTTGAAATTAATAGTCTCTGTGATACCTCTTCAAGGCTTTTATCAGCAACTAGCAACTCAAAAACTTCCGCTTCCTCATCGGTGAAATTGGCATTTTTTAAAATTTCTTCAAGTTCCGGCTTAGTAAGTTTCGAAAACTTCATAAGCCTATTATCTCCTATTCTTCGGTTTTGCTTGCACTGTGTATACAAGTATTTGAGTATCGGCACGAGCTGTTGCACGGCTTGTTGTCCTCGTATACACATTGTCTTTCAATCGGTTCTATATCACTTATAGTTCTGCTATTCATCTTATCATCACCTCTTTTTTATATTGTTCTGCTATATATTGTCCGTAGCTCATGCCTTTACTCTTAGCAATCTCGCAGATTTCCGCAAGTTTGTTTTTCTTAACAGGCTTTCTTTTGAGCCTTTTCTTTTCTCTGATTTTTCTCAATTCCGTAGCTCTCTGCTGTCTGTGCGCTTCGCAACACGTATTTTGGTTGGCTGCGGTCGGTGTAAATACCTTGCTGCAGACTACACATTTAATTGGTTTGTAGTGTTTCATTGTTTCACCTCTACATAAAATCACTTAATCTCATTTGTGCCATTTCGGTATCTAGCCTCTGCTTTGATACCTTGTAATAGTATTCGTCAAGCTCAAACCCAACAAATTTATGGTTAGTGTTGTAGCAAGCTATTAGACTGCTCGCACTACCTACATGAGTATCAAGTATAATGTCGTAGGCTTTGCATATCTGTTTAATAGCCATTCATATAGTGCTACAGGCTTTTGTGTTGGGTGCATTCTGTTTTCATTAGCATTTCCTTGTGGAATATGTCTAAACATTTTTGCATTACTATTAAATGAACACCAAGCATACTCACACATCGCCATAGAGAAATCTTCTGAAATATTCTTTTTATCCCACACAATAAAGCATCTTGTTGGTGGCAGATTAAAATAATTACCGCCCCATATAATCTGATTTTTACTAACCCTAAATAATTCTTCAAAATACTCCTTGCTTGGTGCTATATCCCAGTGTCTAATATCTTGCTTTAATTCTGCATTCCCATTAGTCTGATACTTTTTCGCCCAAGTTCCGCCTGTTCTGCAACAATTAGAGCTAGGGATAGTCCTCACTGTCAATATGATATTTGTCGAACCGTCCTCCAAATCTGCCTCGTTTTTTCTTTTCCCATTCATCGGATTGCCCCCCCGAATGGTGGGTCTACAATCGCAAGGTCAAAATATTTGTCGGGAAATTCTTTCATTCCTTGCATACAATCCATGTTGTAATATCCAAAATCCAGCATTTGTTCTTACCAAAAGGAAACCTCGGTTTTATGTGCGCACAACCTATTCCTTTCTGATAAATTAATTAATGTTTAATATTTTCACTACACCACTGCTCTTGTATCTCATCATCGGTCTTATCTCGTCCGTGAATGTCATACCATGCAAACGCTACCTCTGTCAGACCGATTATACCGAATACTATCAGCGCAGTGTATACTACTGTTGTTATGTCGGTCATTCTGCATCACTCCTTAGCCTTAATATTCAAAGTGTTTTCAATCCCCCTCAAACTTTCCTGTACATCTGCAATCTGCAAATAACTAAACGGGCTGTCGCAACCGCTAACATAGTGGTTGATTTCAACACATTTTTGATGGACTAATTGCTTTAGTTCGATTGCGAATTTTCTTTTTTCTCTTATTGCTTCACTCTCTGTCATGTTATATTCTCCTCATACCTGTCCTCGTGAATTTCCCTATCCTCTTCGTGGGAATAAGCTCTTTTACAATGTGTGCAAAAAGCTAAAAGCTCTTTTATGTTTGTACTTTTTTCGTATTTGCAACCGCTACATGGGCTTGGTTCTTTATTATTCTTTTCTGCCATACTATCCCTCGATCCCCGCAGTTTTGCTATAAAGTCCTAGCTTTTTCATTTTTTTAAGAAAAAGCTTCATTTCATATCCTGTAAGGCCAACACAAGTGTTTCCAATTTTCTTTTCGTCCATCAAGTCTCTGTCATACGACTGTAAAATATGACGGCCTGAAGCTTTATGCCAAATGTCAACGCGCTGCCAATAATTGTACTTTGTATTGTAGTGTTCATATTGAGCACCATGCTTATCTTCACAGATTTTGTTGAATCCAATCTCTTTTAATTTTTCGTCTACGTTTTTAAATATTCTCATATTATTCCTCACTTTCTAATAACTCCGGATTGTCAAAGATGTTTCCGACAACTTCATATTCAGTATCATATTCAAGCCTGTGCTTATAATATTTTTCGTTAGGAATTGTACATATAATTTCAAAATCTCCAAATGTTATAAGCACATTCCCCTTGCTATTATTTATTTTTACAATATCGTTCTCCCAAATCAGCTTGCCGTTCTTATCTTTCAAGCCTGTACATTGGCAAATAGTGGTTGGGTCTACTTTGTACCATCCGTCTGTCTCTCCACTAGAATAAAACATTGTGTTAGGTTCAAATATTAGATGAACTTCTTTGCCATACATATTTAAACCTTTTACATAATGTCCTGTAACCCATTCTCCGTTATTAATCCTCTTCGCTTTGAATAAGTATCTATCTTCCATGCTCATCACTCCTTTCATATTTTCCCTAATCTGTCGTACCAATTCCCACGATAACAATTCCAATAAAAATTATGAAAAAAATTAATTTACTCATAAGTATCCTCCTATTCTGCTTCTGATTGAAGCTCTTTAATCCACCCATCATAATCCCATGAGCTTCCACATATAGCATCACTCGTTACAGTCGTTAGAAATTCTGCTAACTCTTCATCCGACATATTCCTTATTCTGTCGGCATGGGTGTGGCTGTCGCTTTCCACAATCTCAAAATATGTATCAATGTAACCTAATACAGTTTTTAAATCGTAAGAACTATATCCGATAGAATAATCCTTTCTGCCAATCTGTCTGTACTTCAATTCATAATAAGGCTTATTGTTCAGCATTCGTGCGATTATTTCTAAGCTATTCACCTTAGCCTTATTTATCTTTGCTGTTCTGCTATCACATCTGCAACAAGGCTCATTATCTCTTGAATTGCCGTTGTGCTGGCAGTTGCAGTCGTGTGCCTTTTCCTTTGTGGCTAAGTCAAGATAATATTTCAAATCTTTTATCAAACTGATAGTTCCGTAGAGTTGTTTTTCCTCAAGCATTTCAACAACTTCCGATATTCTTCTATCAAAATCACGCTTATTTACGCTTTCAAGAAGCTCACTCATTTTCTCCACCTCTCAATTCTTTCAACCTCGCTTCGGCTTTTTCTTTTGTGGAAAAATATTTGCAGTTTTCCTTGTCGATACTTTCAATCTCATATATCGCAAGCTCCCTTATAGGTCTTTTCATAACCATTGCATACCTAGGATTGCCTATATCAACAATGAAATACACATCTTTGCAAGGTAATTTAACAAGTCTATCTTGTTCCTCTAAATCCCCATAATCTGCAAGTTTTTTAAGCACATCATTAATATACTTACATTCTCTTGGTGGAATATTACAATTCCAACATATGCTACAAGTAGGGCAATCTTCGTTTTTGTCTATACTTACCCCTAGTTCTGTTCTATATGTTAATCTCTCCATTACTGCTCCTTTCCGCAAGTCTGGCTAGTTCCCATGGTGTTGCATGCTCACCGTCACTCCACGATGTTCTTCCGTTAGCCCAAGCGTAAACGCTTCCATTCTCATATTTCGCAAAATACCTTTTAATCCACTTGTGGTTGCCGTTATCTGTTACCAGTATTGGTGTATCAACTGCAACTTTCGACCAGTCAACAGGTGGTTCAACATATTTGCTATTCGCCCATTTTTTCGTTTTATCTCCGCAATAGTCATAACTGTAAGTATTGAATAAACAATGTTTACACTCTAATTTATAGCATGCTATCGGCTCTAATGTTGCTTTGTCAACTGCTATTTTGCTACCGCTACAAGCAATATCTAAAATCTGTTCTGCAAATTTCTCTCTATTTGTCATAGTTTTGTACTCCTTTTCCATAATCCGGCATGTGCTTAAATCTCTCATATGCCTTATTGTCTCTATGCTTTTCCATGTAGGCTTTTTGCCTATCATCTCTCATCTGCTTTATGTGAGCATTTTGAGTACTGTCGTTATCCCATGCGTAAGTCATTAATCAATCACCTTTATGTACCTTTCATCAACGTAATTAACTTCATCAGCAAGGCATTGTGCCACCTTTGGCAATGTCAGACCGAATTGATTAAATTTATACAGCGTGTCGATTAAGTCCCTAAATTCTGCGATAAACTCTTCAATTTCTCTAACCGACAATTTAAACATCAGCTTAAGTGCCGTACACGCTAAAGCCATGTAACTGTATGCCGTATCATTTAAAAGCTGTCTCGTGTCGTTTATCGTGAGTGGATTATTTCTCTGATAAATTCTAATCAACTGTTGCATTGGGATTAAATTAATCTCTTTCTGCACGTCAATGCCGTATCTCACTTTCAAAAGTTCGGCAAGCGTTTCGGTTTTCATTTCATTTTCGGTCTGTGCCCTTTCAAGGTACTCATTTATGGTTCTTTCAAGCCTTACAATGCGCTTATTTCCAAATCCGTGGCGCAAATACAGTACATAGTAGCCCAAATCCATAAAGTCTGTGAAAGACCGCCTTACGAGCTTTCTACGGCTATTGCTGTTTTTCAGCGTAATTTTTCTGATTTTGTCCACGTAAAATCCGGCTCTTTGTGCTTTTTTCTTTGGTTTCAGTTTGTTGCTCATATTTTTTCATTCTTTCTTCAAGTTCTCGTCTCGTCCTGATAAAACAGGCTTCGGTAGTTTCTTCTGTGACTTTTACAATCTCTTTGCCGCGCCACCGGATAGTTATTTTTGTTTCCTTGCTATTTGTTTTGTAAATCATTTGCAAGTCATATTTTCTTTGCAGTGGTCGGTAAAAATCGTAAAAATCTTTCAAGGCGTCCATTGTGGACTCCTTTCTTTTATTTTCTGTCGTGCCAAGTTTGCCTTTTCGCAAGTTGCATTCTTGACATTCTTCTGATAGTGCATTTCACAAACCTTATATCCGGGCTTCACCGGATTATCGCAGAAAAAACATAGTCCTTGTTCATATCTGCCGGTTCTTTCAGGCATTTTAACGCGTGCTCTTCTCATTGTTTCTCTGCAAAATGTGCAAGTGGTATGCCCCGGGTCAGCTTTCCTTTTACGGCAGCGTGTGCATATGCCATTTTTCTTGTCTTTTTCGTATCGCGCTTTTCGCCATGCTTTTTGTCGCTCATTGTATTTTTTTACATCAGCAGTGCGTATTTTTGACATGGCTTCGGCTGATTTTGCTCTACATTCAACACAACTTTTTTCGTCACCATACAGCAAGTTTTTACCACACCTAGGGCAAACACCAACTGCCTGTAATTTTTTATAAAGCTCTCGACCATATGCTGTACGTTTGCTGTTACATGCCGTACAAACCACACCTTCTCTATCAAGTGGCTTTCCACAAAGCACGCAAAGGTTACTGGCTTTTCGTTCTTCATATCTCTGCCTAGAATACTTGTCTTTTATCATTTTTCGCTAGGAGTAAAGCCGGCTTTAATTGTGCGCACAAACCTCTTTACCTCCTATCTCTTCATCTGCTCGATACGTTCCTTAATTTCTTTCGGCATTGGAATACCTTTAATTGGCTTATTTTGGCTTTTATTATCTTCAAGCGATAATTTTATCGCCTGTTGATTTTTAGAGCCGATTTGAGCCGAATACGAGCTTTTATTGGCACTTTCAATCAATGCCTGTATATCCTTTGGCATTTTTTGATATTCCTTCGCTCGATTAACGACTGTCCTGTAGGTTCTCATAAAATTTGACTGGACTACGTTTTCAATACTCTCGCTGTCTGTCTGCGCCCAGTTCCTAAGATTATCAGGACTCCCGACAGCCTTTTGTACAAGTGGAGGTAGCTTATTAAATTCTTCAACCGCACCATAATAGCCATTTCGTAGTGCCCTGCTAACAAGGAACCATGCTTCCATTTCGTTAAGCTCCTGTGGGGATTGAACCTCATGCAGTTTGTTAATTAGCTGTCCGATGCTCGGTGCGAATCCGCTTGTATCAGAATGCACGTAAGTTTTCAGTGCCATAGATATTTGGTTGTAGTCATATTCTTCCAACATCATATTCCACACATCTACTGTCTCGGATAAATTGCTCGGCTTGTAATTGGGGTAGCAATCACACATTATGCGAATGATTTTAACTGTCTCGTCTCTTGTCATTTCTCTACCTCACACATTATCCCAATCAATGATGCCTTTGTTAGCTGAATGTGGCTCATTGTCCTTTAGTGCAAACAGTCCTTGCCAACAATGGTCTACTGACTGATTAAGAATTTTAACAGCCAAATCATTATCGCCTTTTGAAAGTCTCTCGATAGTGTTCATAGCTCGGTGTAATGCCATGTCGGTGCATATTGGCTTTTTGATTTTTTTTCGCATTGTCAGATATTCCTGAAAAGCGCTCTCTAGCATTTCATCATCAGGGTAGTAGACGGTTTTCTTTTTAGATATTGATTTATCAATATCTTTTTCTTTTATATCCTTATCTTTACTATCCTTAACTATACTATTCTTATCTATACTTACCTTACCTATACTATCCTGTGGCAGACAAGTGGCAACCACTTGGCAACCATCTGGCAACCCATTGGCAACCACACGGCAACCATCATCGGAAAATGTGTATGCACCATTGGATTTTATCTTTAATTTTGCCAATTCTTCCTTAAAATTCGTTGGTGTATACCGGTCTTTTCTCAAAGCGTTTGCCATGCGCCAATGCTTAATTACAATCACACCATTATCAAACTGATAAATGTATCTTTTTTCCAATAGCTGTTGTAAATCAGCCACACTTGCGTGAGCTTTGAACATGGAAACTGATACCTGATTGCAAAATCCGTCATCATCAGCAGACATAGATAAATGCAAATATAAGGCTTGCGCACTTGATGATAAAGCCATGAAATTATCATCATCAGTGACTTTTTTTGTGAACATTCTACGTTCTGCCATTTTTAATCTCCTATTTTCTTCAAGTTTCGGTTGATATATTTTAATCTTTTTCCTCAAAATTCACGCAAGGAACATCAAGTAAGCAACCGCACTTTTCGATTTCTTCCGCTCCCCAATATGTCTTGTATCTGTAAGAGTTTTTACATTTAAAGCAGAAATCCTTGCCACCATTCAGCTTGTAACTTGTCTTTTCGTACTCTAACTTTTTACCAAGACTTTCATTTATCCTTTTGAGTTCCTCAACCTTTTTCTGCGATTTCTCAAAATCTTCAATGAGTTTGTTGTATTTCTTCTTACTTAAAATCTTCATTCTGAATCACCTACTTTCAATATCTCAAAAGGCTTGCCTTTATCTAGCGTTAATTCTGTTCCGTCAATATTCCCATTCAGTTTGTTTTGACAATGACACAGCAGTGTTTCAAGGTCGCAAATTCTACCTGCTCTGTATTCATCACGAATAAAATCCAAAACCCTCTTTACGCTTTCTATCCTGTACTTTACTATCTTTGAATTGTAATTAAGTCTTATATCTGCAATTTCTTTTTCATGCCGTCTGATTTCAGCTAAATCGCACTTGCAAAATTCATAATCGCTAATAAGTTTTTCCTTTGAACCTCGTGCGATTTCTTCTGCTGTATAGCCTTTAATTTCACTCATTAACTGCTACCCCCTTTTACTTACAATCATATCTGCCTTGATTAGCTCATAAATAATATCAAGATATGTCCTGTGGTCTCTGTATTGGCAATTTGCATCCTTGTGTATTCTTGGGTCATTCTCTCTCCACTCGTTCACGCCAAATATTGCCGGACTAACGAATAGCATTTTGCACCCCCTTGCAACGCAAAGGTAATAACAACCTCTCTTGCCATATTCGCCCTTGCACTTCTTAAATCCGAATTTTTCAAATTCTTTGGCTTTAACTTTCGGAATTAGCATTATCTTCACCCACTTTCAATAAATCCATAAATTTCTCATACTGTTTCTGCGATACTTTGTTGTGCTTCTTATCATCTCTAATTTCGATTTTAAGGTGCTTTTCTGCAATAGACGATAATTCCCTCGCTAACACCTTTTTGCCTTGCTGTATGCCCTGCATATAGCCTTTAGGTGCTTTTCTCTCGCCTATTGAACCACTAGCACGATTTTCTCCTTGACCGCCTAAACTGACATTTCTAAGCTGATAGCCTTTATCAGCATATAACTTGATGTAATACTTCTCTTTCTCGTCAAGTTGGCTTTCGGGGAAATTCAGAAATTCAACTCGCCAACCATAAGGATTTTTCTCTTTGTCATACAGCTTGTGTTTGCGTAAACTAAGGTCTATGTGCTGTTCGTAGCCTACAAGGTGGCTTGCTAATCTGCTAAGTGTATGTACTGCCTGTCCGACATACGCATACTTAAATCCGTTTTCATCTTCTCGGAGTAGGAAGTAAATCCCACTCCTGTCATTCAGCTTTGGATTCAGCTTCAATAGTCGCTTTTTATTCTCCCGTTCTATCGCCTTGGCTCTTGCTATGTTCTGATAATTCAATGTTTCCACCTCTCTTTACAATATCAATTGCCGTCTGCATAGCAACCTCATTTATAGCGTTTTGAATTTCGAGTTTAATTCTCTTTTCGATATATGCTTCCGAATCTCGCAATATTAGTATCATCTGACCAATACCCGAATGTATCATTATCGCCATAAGCTTTGACGCTTACTGTAGCTCCGTCCATACCATCTGCGATGAAATCATCAGTGTAATTAGTACTATAAAATGCCGTATAAGTCGTGTCGTATTCTTTCCACGTTCCATCGGCTTTTGTGATACGCACCTTATAGGATGTTGCATTTTCGACTTCTGACCACTTTACCGCTACGTGACTGTAATGAAAATACCTTGATGCACTCTTGTAGTAAGATGCATATTTCACTGTCGGAGTACTGAGAATGCATTTCTCAAGCCAATTTTTCACTGCGTTGTCGATTGCATCTTTTAAAGCACCATCGGGCTCGAAATTGATGTCTGGAATCTTCACAGATGGTGGTTTAAGTGGTGGCGTACATGCCGACACCGGTACAGCATTAAAACCCCCCATTGCAATCACACAAGTCATAGCTATTATTGTTCTTTTCATTTTTCTACACATTGTTTTATCCTCCTTTAGTCTCATACTCACACCTCTTTAATTAAATGGTAATTCCTCGTCAATACCATCAGGAATTGACATAAAGCTATCATCGGGTTTTGGCTGTGGCTCTGCACTGCTGCCACTTGAATTTTTACTGTCACAAAATTCCAACTTAGATATGTTGCAATCGTTAGTGTAGACTGTGTTTCCGTCTCTATTCTTGTAACTGCCTGTAGTCCACTCACCGATAACTGCTATCTTTGAGCCTTTAAATACGTGCTTTTCTACTGTTTCAGCAATCTTGCCAAAAGCCACGCAGTTAATGAAATTCGCCTTATCGTCTTTCTTCTTAAAATTCTTGTCAACGGCAAGTGTAAATCTCGCTATTGCCATTGCATTTTCACCCTGTGTATATCTAATGTCCGGATTCCTAGTCAATCGACCCATTAATGCTACAATATTCATTATTTTTCCTCACTTTCTACTAACTCAAATCTGTATTTCTGTTCTGCATTGGGGTATTTTTCCTTTTCAGAATTATATATTTATTATTTACATCTTGATTTTATATACCCTAATTGGTTGTCCTTCACTTTTATCGCTTTCTTGTGGGTAATATGTATCACCAATCCATTCAAATTTTAAATATACTAATTCAAAATCATTTTTTTCAATGCTGCAGTTTTTAGGCAATCCATGAAAATTTTTACTAAGGCGAAAACAAGCCTTTACATCATTATCCGTATACCAATTCATATTTATCAAAAATTGTGTTTTATCATTACTGATACCGCTATAAAAGTTTCTCATTCGCACCTCCAATCTGTCCAAAAGAAACTCTTGACATATAATCTCCTTTCTAAAAAGGGCACTCATTAGGATTAGTAAGTAACCATTCCTTGTTGCGCTCCGCAACATCTACATCCGCCCCATAAGCGACTTTTTTCATCTTCTCGATAAAACTATCACTATCGGCATTTTCACTTGATAGATGACACATTATGACATTCTGCAAGCTATCTGAATAATTTGCCTTAACAAAATCGCAAGCCGTGTCAATGCTTAAGTGACCTCTAAAAACGTGATTAGCTTTGCCTGTGTTATCCCTGTCGATTAAATCCTTGTCATAATTCACGCCTAAGAGAATGTGGTTTATGTCTTTAAACCTCCACTTGACAACCTCACAATCGGTTATATAAAGCATTCTTCCCATTTCCGGGTGAGTAATCAGAAAGCCGAATATCGGACAAGGTGTTCCGTCTGCATTGGTGTGCGTCCAATTTCCGTCTATTGTTGTTAAATCAAAAGGTTTTACTGTGAATTCGCCTATATTCATTGATTTACAGCTATCGCCTAAATATGGGGCAAGTATCGGTATTCCCATAGGCTTAAAATCGTTTAATGACTTGCTATGGTCTAGAGGTGGGCATGACTTATTATCATGCCCTTTATCCCCCTTATGTTCCAATCTAAGCCCTTTTTAATCTCCTTAATCGGTATCCCACAATCAAGGATAAGTGTTTCTCCGCTGTTGGAAGTTAGCAGATAGCAATTTCCGGCTGATGATGAGCCTAAGCATTTAAGTTTCATCTTCGTCACCACCTTTGGACTCGTTTAAATATTTGACACGCAATTCATAAACAGTTTTGCAAAGGGTATTACAAATTTCATTGGCAATTTCCCCTTCGTTTGCTAAGTGTCGAACATAACTCTTACCACAAATATAGCAAGTGAGTTTTCTTATAAGTTCCCACATAGACCACGAAGTAACACTGTCAATAACCGTTCTCATCAATCCGTCTTGCCTTTTTCCGTCAACAGTTCTCTTGACAAACCAATATTCTCTTGGTTCTTTAAGCGTTGTGGCAACATCTTCTCTTATCACTTTACCCTTTAGTGATTTTTCCACTTCTTCAAGGATTTCCGATTTTAACTCTTCTTTTTCTTTCTCTGTCATAAGGTCACACCTCAACTTCATCATCCTGTGGGAACTGAAAAACAGCATTGTTGATAAAATCTACTTTTGACGGCTGATTTTTTGTTTGCACCATAACACTGCACTTCTTTAATCTTTCAAATTCCTTTGCCACATCTTCTGAAATAGCGACATTCTGCATTACGATAGGCATACCGACATATGCTTCTCTCAACATTTCCATAGCCTTAATTGCCTTTGCTTCAGTAGAATATTCAGCAATTTGCATGTCATCACTAAGTGACTCAACGCCTGTTAAGTTTTTATTCAGAAAATAAATTCTTGACCTGAATCTCTGAATAATCACCTCTTCATATGGCATATCTATTGTTCCGTCCTGTGAAATCACCCTCATATCAGCTCTCCTCACTCTGCATGAATGGCGGCAGCTCCTCTGACTGCTTGTCGGCTGTGTCTGTTGTCGTGGTGCCAACTACATCTGCCTTATCTTCTATAAATTCAACAGTATTAGCATTTTCGGCAATTTCAGCCTGTGCAACTTGATATACCTCGTCCATTTCAACCTGTGCCTGTCGTGCCATTGGGTCATAGTTCTTAGGATATTTCCTTGTTGCATTGTTACACATTTTTCTCTGTATCATGCTTTCCGGAGTATCAAGCCAAGCACCGCTTATAAAAGGTCTTGCAATCTCGCATTCAAGCATTTCATCTACTGTCTTGCACGCTCTTAAGGCATTAAGTATCTCGTCTTTCTTAGCCTTAATTTCTGCTTTCTGCTTTGGTGTGGCATCCCATTTATCCTTGCAAATACCAAACGTAACATTTAACAAGTTTTGCTTAACATGAGCTAAAAGATTTACCTTAACGCTATTTCTGTCTGCTGTTAGATAAGTAATAGTTCCGTCTAACAACTTAACAGGATATACAACTCTTACTGCTTTATCAGACAATCCTTTTTCTTCCCACTCCGGCTCTGTAACTGTAAGCCCTTTATGTTTAGGTGGAATATATACATCTCCCTCATGTATCACCCAATACGGATATACCTGTTTAACATCTTTTCCATAGTTGGCGAGCAAAGAGTCATAGCCTGTGCCCTCAATACCCATTTCAACCTGTTTCTGCCATACTTCCTTGTTTGTCTGCGGGTCAACTCCCACCTTTACATTTCTTAACTGGAAGTAACACTCTCTTGGATATGCACTAGCATTTAACTTAAGGCTTGCGCAACGCTTAACAATGCCTCTTAAATTGCTTGTATCAAGGTTTCCCATATTAATCTTAGGGTCGCTCTTGACAAGGTTGAAAATGCTTGTCATGGCTTCCATAGCGCACTCTTTTGCGTAATCGTCCATATCCATTCCAACAGCCTTATAATCATTGATGATAAGTCCTGTCATTGTATTACTCCACTCACTTAATGAGGTGGTAAACGCTTTCTTTTCCGCAACTGCTGTATTCTCTGCCATAATTAATCCTCCTAAATCTCATTGAAAACCTGAACCGCAAACAGTTTATTAGGTGTCTGCTTGAATAAAACTCCGTCAGATATGACTGTGTACATATATCCGTCATACTTAAGCTCTACAGTATGTTTCTTGCCGCCCATATAATAGTCTCTCTTCTTAACACTCATTTCTATACCTCCTATAATCCAAGTAACTTTTTAATCACTTCTCTCATTCTCTCGGTTTCGCCACTCAACTGCTTCTCGCTTTTATCAGCAAGTCTAATCACCATTTTATACTCTTCCTCTGAAACAGTCTCTTTAAGCGCACGTAAAACAGTAACTGCCTCTGCCATAACATGGCTTTTTATACCTCTAAATGTAACTTCTCCGTCTTTTGCCTCAATCATCTCTATACCTCCATATTTTCAATCACAAGCTCTTTGTCCTGTGTATGCTTTAACAAGATTAGCTGGTTATCAATCTGTGGTATTCTCCAATCGTCAACGCTTTCTGTATCATCAATGATAATTGGAAAATTAACGTTTGCCACTTTCTGAAAAGCTCGGCATATGTCAACTTCCGTTAACATCCTTGCGCCATGATTGAGATTTCTTGCATATGCTTCACCATTGTAAGTGAAGTCGCAGCACTCCTCGGTATCACCATTTAAGAGCGGTCTAAACAGCTTTGCTGTGGCAAAATTCAGATACTTATTAACGTCAGCCTGTAAAAGCTCATTCTTCTTACGAGTAAACTCTTTCAGCAAATCAAGCTTTCTTTCCCAATCGGCTATCTCTTGATTGAGGTCTTTTCTCTTATCTTCAAGGTCGGCTATGCTATCGTCTATACGCTTGTTATTTGCCACACCAAGCTCAATCTTTGCGTCAACCGATGAAACTTGCCTTAACAGTTCGTTTCGCTCGTTTTTGAGCTTTCTGATAAGTTCCGATGTATCATTTTCATCGGCAAGAGCTTTTTCTTTTTCCTCGATTTTAGCCTTAAGTTCCTGATACTCACTGTTGCCTGTCATGTCAATATCAGTAGGTACCATTCCAAGCACTTTAGCGATGTTATCACGTTCAAACTCGTTAGCAACAGTGTCACGCTTTTCTGTCAGCTCCTTAAGCTCTGCTTCAAGGTCAGCTATTTCTTTCTTCTTGTCTTCAATAGCCTGTTTGAGTTCCTTGCTGTCACTTGATAATGAATTGCCCTTATCCTCAAGCTCTTTAAGCTTCTTCAATTTTTTATCGCTAAAATCAGTTCTCAAACTCTCTATTGTATATTCCGGCAACTTCTGACCGCACATCGGACAATTAACACTGCTTTCATCAAAGGAAAGTGCCTTTGCTTTTTTCCAGTCAGCACGTACCTTTGCTAAGTCTATTGCGCAATCTTCAATCTCTCTTTCGGAGCTTTTAATGCTAGCTTTTCCAGCTCTTATCATTGACTCTGTTTTGCGGATTGAAGCGTCGAAGCCATCAATCTGTAACTGTAACTCCATGCGCTTTTTCTGATTGTCAGCATTGGCTTTTCTCTCCATGTCAGAAAGCTCAAATTTAAGGTTCATAATGTCCTCTGTAGCTTTCTGCTTGTCCTCTAAAATCTTATTGTAGTCGGACAGCTTATCTTCAATTTCCTTAAGCTGTGGCTCGTAGGTTTTCTTTTGCAATTCAAGCTCTGCAAGGTCTGTATACTCATTGGTGGAATGAATTGTATCAATCCTTGTTGAGATTTCGTCTCTTTCCTTGACAAGTCCTTTTGAGCCATTCCTGCCGCCTGTGCCGTTTAGCTTGCCCCGACATACTTTTTTGAGCTGGTCTACATCGCCATCATCAAACATTGGCTTAAGCTCGGCAAACTGCGGAAACATGTCGCAGATTTCTTCATCGGTACGTGTTCCAAAATAGCTTGCAAGTGCTAATCTCTGCTCTGCCTGTGACTTGTTAAGTAATGTCATGGCATTTAAGCTGAATGGCAATACTCCAAGCTCTGCTATGTTGTCATTGATGTACTGATTGTAGTCAGCCATCTTGTAAGGCACATCGTTAATTGAGTAATCGGTAACACTGCCTGTAATCTCACCCTTTTTGTTACGTTTCTGCCTTGTAACCTTTTTCAGAGTCTTTATTTTTCCGTCAATCTCAAAGGTGACAGCCCTCACAATATCAACATCGTCAATCTCGGCTCCGCTTTCATCATGCGGTCTTATGCCTGTAATCTCTCTGTCATTCTCATCGTGACAATTCAGCACATCAAGAATAATTCTCTTAACTGTCGATTTGCCGACTTCATTCTGACCGGATAACACAGTTTTCATTGAAAAATCTGTGTCTAATGTGTTTTTGCCATAGAATTTGCAAAAATTCTGTGCAAAAATGTGCGTAATCTTCATTGCATTTCCTCTCTTTCTATTTGTTTATGGTTTTTAGAATCAAATTTCCGTGTAGGCTTGATTTTTTAACAACTCTCAGATACGAGTCCGACTCTGATACAAAAAGCCACTCGCTCGCCACGTAATGAGCCTTGTTGAGCAATAGCTTCTGCTCTCTTGTTAATGGCTTCAATCTGTATCTTGTATCACCTAGCCTAATTCGTCTTACATTGTTGCTCATTTAGCTTCTCCATTTCTTTATCTAATAACGCTTGAAAGTCAAACGATTTGTCCTTGTGCCGCTTAGCTCGATATAGTTCTTGTAGGTAATCGTTAGCACTCTGACGTTTCAACTGGCTACCAATCGCAGTAGATGTCAAGATTTCCATTTCCGCTCCCTTCGTCATATACAATTCCTTGTATGCCAACAGGAGTATTAACTACAGTTCCATGTGGTAAATCATCACTTGCAATTACTACATACTCGTTTTCATCAACTACAAGCCCACGCTCATTTAGATGTCTGCCCGGTATATTAAGTCCACCACCGGGTAACACTCTCTGTGAGTACCACGTATAAGTGTAATCACCATATCTGACTCGTCCTAGTTTCCTAAACCGGCTACAACTATATTTCTTACGGCAAGTTGGAACTGTTGGTTCTACATAGGTCTGCTCAACTACAACAGGCTCATTCTGAACTACTGTCGGTTCAACCTTTCCAAGCATTACACTATTTAAATAGGAAGTAACTCCGGCTGTCAGCTCAACTTTGCTATCTGCTTTCGTTACTATTGGCTTTAAGGTCATAATTCCAATCGTTGAAATTGATAACATCAATATCAGTTTTCTTTTTCTCATGCGGTTCGCCCTCCTCTATGAGACATATTGCAATCAGTATCAGCCAAAATACTGTTACGATTGCTCCAACGATAATACTCGCTGTCTTAATTCCGTATGCCACCGATAATCCAAGGAAAAATACAAATGCTAATGCTCCGAAAATCGAATAGCCACAGCCCACACAGAATTTCTCTTTTAAAGTTCTTTTTCTCATACAATCACCTCGCTATGCAAAACTCTGTTGAGCATTTGCGTCTGTTATTTGCTCCTGTAAATAAGTTGGCGCTGCATAACAATCAACAAATTCGTGAGCGTCAGCAAGATACTTACGCTTAAGGCTCTTGTATGATGAAGCATAGCCATATTCACGCTTCAACTGTTTGTAAATGTCCTTGTACACAGTGCCTCTGATACTTGCGTCTTTATATGCTTCACTATTCTTGCCATCAAGAATGTTAATTGCTCTGCGACTTATGTGATTTTTCAATTCCTCAATTTCACAGCCATATAACGGCATATCATTTTCAAGGCTATCTAACTTGTCCTCAACCTTTTCAACACGCTCATTAAGCTCCTCATTACCCTGTGCAAGCAACTTAATTTTCTCTGCGGTTGACATCGGCTTGTTGTAACTGCCTGTTTTTCTGATTGTTGGTAACACTTCACCTGTCACCCATTTACGAAACTTCTTAGCATTAGGTTTGTCGCTTCTAAGAATTACTGCATACAGACCGCTTTCTGTTATGAAATTTGTCTCTCCCTGACGCCCTAAGTCTAACTTAGTGCGTTCATCATCATCCAATCTCTGTGCAACCATTGTTGGGTTACTCATTTCCAATGCCTTGCAAATATCAATCAAGCAAAACATAGGTTCATCATTTATTACTGCCGTTCGGACTTCTCCGAACTCTTCATTATTGAAAATTTGTAAATCGTTCATGTTTTCTCCTTTCTGTGGTATAATCTCCCTATCTTTTAATAAGGGGGTGAGTCACTTATGATTCTTAATGGTTTCTGCAATAAGCAGAACAAGGATTATTCCGTTGAGATTAAAATGATAGATACTTCCGACTTGGAAAAACAAAGTCTTGAGAATGGTCGGTTGGTCTGTCAATATGCAATGTCGTTTGGTTGTTGCCGCAACCCTAAACAATGCTCTATTCTTCAAAATCTCAACAAATAGTTCCTATTGGCTCTCTGAAACATGAGAGCCAAAATGAGCCTCATATCCATCTTTAAATCTGATACTCTCAATATTGCCTACATATTTTTGATTCAACTGTAGTGTTCGCAAGTCCGTGGCAATATCAAATGCATTTAGGTCAATTGTTAGTACGGGAAATCCAGCTTTGTCTTGTTTCAATTCATAGCTTCTCACTCCGTCTATTTTGTGACCGTCAATGTAGATTTCTGTAAAAATCTTTTCGCCCTCAACCTGTCTAATTTCGATTTTCGACATTTTTACTCTTTCCTCTCTACTCAATAAAATAAGAAACTTCTACGCCAAAATAATTAGCAATCTTAATTAGCTTGTCTGTTTTTGGCATTGATTTTCCTGACTTCCAATCTGAAAAAGTACTTCGTGCCATTCCAAGCTCTTCTGACAGTTTGTAAAACGAAACGTCTCTAGCTTTTATGAGCGTGTCAAGTTTCTTAAAGCTTGCCTGTCGTTTTTTCTTATTCAATTTCCCATCTCCTTTCTTGACAATAGTTAGGAAATCCGTTACAATAAAAGCGCCATATTAGGCAAAATACGCTAGGAGGTAAAAACCTTGAAAGCAATTTTGATTTTGCCTGTTCCATATTTGCGAGGTCGCATTTAAAATGTAGCAATCGGTGTAGCGCATTTTGGGCAGTAAAGCTCGATAAAAAATCATGGTTGGCATATCCGGTAATATGCCGTGCTACGCTAGATACTCCTCTCAATCCGTCAGCTAATGGCGATTAAACTGCTGAACTTAAACTGCATAAGTGACGGAATATTTAAAGAAGCATTGTGTAGTACCAATGCGTTGAAAGACTTCAAAATGTATATGGTATAAAAAATATTGGAGGTCACTATGCAATACAAACCAAATTACCCAAATATGGATAAATTATTTCCGCAACACAAAATTCCTAAAATTGAATCACCTACATATGAAAAAGACAAATCTCCATACGAGCTTTTAGAAAGTCAGTCTGCTTATCTTGAAAAGACAAGCAAGGAACTTCACGATATGGCTCAATCTGCTAAATCTCAAGCCGATTCCGCAAAAGAGATTGCTGAAAGTTCTAAAACGCAAGCTGAACTAGCTATTAAAGAATCTCAAAAAGCTAGTAAAGCATCTGCCACTTCTGCGGTACGGGCAAACATATCTACGATAGTTTCAGTATTATCTTTAATTCTTTCTGTTTTTATTAATGCAGATAAGATAATAAAGACTGTGCAAAGCTTTCTATCTTATCTATCCCAGTTAGGACATTGATTAATATTGAAAGAATTCCACAGACAATCGCTATGTTTGACATGGTGTTTGCCTTTTTGCAATTTCCCATTATCTCTTCACAAGTTTTATGAATGTCGTTTGTATCCACCTCTTCATCTCCTTTCCTAAGTTTAACTCCATTTAACTTTTCAGTTAAAAAAATAAGTGCCATACTCTGCCTGTGGAATATCCAATACAGCTCCCCAGTTAAGCATATCAGTCTGTGAAAAACCCACATCGCAATTCAACTTCCTTGATACACTATTCTGTGATAAGCCTATTTTATCGGCAAACTTGGCTTGACTGCCACACTTTTCAATTATTCGTCCTCTTAGTTTGTCATATCTATATGGCATTTGCTTTACCTCCTTTCTTTAACACACACTTAGTTTAACACTGTTTAACTTAAATGTCAACACAAAAGTTTGATAAAGTTTAACTTTTTTGTTGAAAGTTTAACATCTTTGTGTTATGATTGATTTATCAAATAGGAAAGGAGTGAAATGAAGTGAAAAACGAAATTACTGCTTTAAGATTAAAAGAAGCGTTATCTGATTTGGATATGAAGCCTCAAGAACTGGCTGACAGGTCCGGTGTGAGCAAAGCTTCTATTAGTCAATATCTTAGTGGCTCTCATGCACCATCTAATATAAGCAGTGGTAAAATGGGTAAGATTTTAAGAGTCGAGCCTATGTGGTTAATGGGATTTGATGTTTCTAAGAAAAAAGAGCCAGCTCCCGATATGGCAAAAGAGGATTTTAAATTGTTAGAAAAGTTTTCTTTACTAGACAATAGAGATAAGGAAACGATTTTAAGCATGATTGACGTTATGTTATCTCGAAAAGAAAAAAGTGAGGACTAGCCCCACTTTTCCAAAAAAAGTTTTATGAATGTATGCAGGTACCCCAAAGTGCCTGCATCTTCTATTTTTTCAATCATCTGTGTTATTTCTTTCTTGTAATCCATTTTTAAAACCCCACTTTCTAAAACCAATTATAGAACATATGCTTGTAGGCGCCGATACAAAATAGGGCGATAGACCGCCAATTAGCCTACCGCCCTACCGAAACTTGAAGAGTTCTCGCATTTGAGAACATCATTACTGTAGCACTTTAAAGTGTTTTATTTTGTCGAATATTGACAATACGGATTGTAAAGAGTAAAATAGCAAAAAAGAACTAGAAAGGGGATTTTTTATATGAAAAGATATAGAGAATACTGCATTAACAATCATTATGTTAATATTGGCGATTTAGATAAGTATTATCAAGGCAATATGGAAATGGTTTGTAGACACATCGAGAGTAACTATCTCGTTGACCGCAAAACTTCAAGCTATTATGTAAATTTATACATACAAGATAAGCCGTTTAAAAAGAAAGATTCTGTATTAAGCACAATAGCTATTTGCTTTTGCCTACCGCTTGTACTATGCGCACCGCTTTTTCTCGATGTAATATGTATCATAACAGCACTGATACTTGCTATCATTGATTTAGCTCTTAAGAGTTCAGAACAAATTCCAAGGCGCCATGTAGGTTCGATTGTTGCTATTGTGATATGTGTTCTTTCTGCTTTAGGATTGATTTTTGTAGACCATTCAAGTACTGATACCGCTAAAAGTGACAAGAAGTCCAATAATCAAATTGAGAGTGAAATAGAAGCCGAGACAGAGGGTAATTCCTCGCAAGATTATCAAAGGATTGAAGCTCGTGTCGGAGAGGGAATAACTTATCAAGACAACATAAATGTAGCTTTAACTGATTTTTATGAAAATACGAATTATGATTACGAAAAGCCTAAAAGCGGATATAAATATGTTACTTTTAGCTTTCAAGTGGTAAATAATAGTGATGAAACATTTAGTTTTTCTTATACTAATGCAACTGGATATGCTGATAACGTGCAAGTCGAAAACAAGCTTTATTTGACTGACAGCTCTTCGATTTTAGAGCTTTCGCCGGGCAGAACTGGAAATGTCGATATATCGTTTGAAGTTCCAACAAACGCGCAAAGTATTGAAATGGATTACAATTTCAATCCATTCGCAGATGATGTTGGAGTATTTATAGGACAATAATCAGAGAGGGCATAAGCTCTCTCTTTTTATGTGCAAAATCCTATTTGTGATAGTCTGCTAAACCAAAGTTTAGATAATACAAAGAAGAGCTTGAATTCCAAGTCTGAAGCTAATCATACCCATAACAATAGGCACTATGTGGCGCATTTGAAGGCGGCTCTCAACGCTTTATGTTCCAATACATTTATTTATATGATGTGCACTACATAATAAAAAACCCCAACATTTTGTGTACTGCTATTATTATTCCAAAGAAGTATAGTAAAATCTTTATTGACATTTCTTCCAATTGATATGCCCTTGCCGCCAGCATAAATTATAGGAAGCTGCATAATAATCTCTGCATCGCTTGGCAAAGAAAATGGAAAAGAGTATTCTCTATCGGAATTTCCAGTAACTGTTATTAATTCAGTCTTATACGAGACAACAATATGATTTTTTACTAATGCATTAAGCTTAGTATTAATCTCGCTCTCAGTATAGTATCTATCATCATGGGTGTGAGGTTTCGGAGTTCTGGCATCCGACAGTCGGCTATCAGTGGTATTTACCTTAAAACTTAAACTCTGGTTTAATTCATCATATTTGTCCTTTAAAATCTTGCCTTGACTCGCGTCTAATGCGTTTCCAGTGGTAGAAGTCGTGAGGTTATTCACCAAATCTTTAAAAGCAAAGCTTTTCAAATCAGCGAACCACTTCTTAATTTTTCTGAAACTAGCCGACACTTTTTCACCAGAAACAAGGTTTGCTCTAGTTGTTGTATCGGCAAAAGTAACTGTTGTATCGCTTATATTTCCGTCTTCTGCAACCGCTCCGATATTGGCAGGGGTTATGTTTACATTTCCTCTGCGATAATATACTTCTTTTGCGCCTTTTACTCCTGTTACTGGTGTACCGGCAAGCACATCCCAATATCTATCAGCAGTTAAATACACGTTACTTCCAGCAGGAATTATATTACCAGCCCCCTCTTTAAAATCAGTGGTTGTGGTAAATTGGTCTGTTATATTATACATATCACCAGAATTAGCATCCGCTGTGCTCGGTAAGTCGGCAAAGCTGATTGTTCCAAGAGGTCTTAATGCTCCGCTAAGGCTTTCTGATATTTCCTTGGCTTGCTCTGCGTATTTTTGTGCTTCCGACTTGCTCTTTGCAGAGTTAGTCTCGCTTGTCTTAGCATTAGTTTCAGAAGCCTTGGCTTTTGTTTCGCTCGCCTTAGCATTGCTTGCAGAAGTTGACGCGCTAGTAGCAGAAGCCTTGGCATTAGTTTCACTGTTTTTTGCGTTAGCTGCGCTTGTAGACGCATTAGCCTCTGATTTCTTAGCATTAGTTTCACTGACCTTAGAATTTGTTTCGCTTGTCTTAGCGTTACGTGCAGAGATAGACGCACTGTCCTCACTTGTCTTAGCATTAGTTTCAGAAGCCTTGGCTTTTGTTTCGCTCGCCTTAGCATTGCTTGCAGAAGTAGCTGATTCTTGAGCTTTGCTTGTGGCAAGTTCTGCCGATTTTTGAGCTTGTGAAGAAGAACTGCTTGCTGAGTTGGCTTTTTCTGTCGCAGTTTGTGCTGATTTTTGAGCCTGTGACACGGATTGAGCCATGCCGTCAAGGTAACTCTGAATAAGTCTTTGAATTTCAACGTCAAAATCCTCAACAGTTCCCATTCGCTTAACTATTCCGGGTGCGAAACACATCCATATCTGCTGTTTTTTCGTGTCGGAATCGGTCGATACCGCCCATTCTCCGGCTTTCATTTTTAAGGGGTCAAACTCCGCGTATGCCCCTCGTCTCATTTGAATTGCCATAAATTACGCCTCGCTTTCATCAATTATCTCCATTTGCCTAAAACGTGAAGTTGTAAATACAATTGTTTGTTTGTTTCTGCAGCAGCCGAGTTTATACAAAACCCCAACTCATTACTGCTCCATCTTGTAAAAAAAATAGAATACAACCCGCCGGCGCTACAAAACACAGTACCTGTAGTATGTAAGATACTTTTTATTCCGTCTGGCATATATACGCTTCCATAAGTATAATACAGACTACCATATTTAGAGCCAAACGAGACAGTCGCGGGAAAACTTCCCCACATTTCTATATATCCATCTGTCCACTGTCTCCAATACCAGCCGTTTTCATTGGTAAATGTTTTTGAGCCAAAAACAGTTTCAACCCCATTAAGAGTCAAATTGTTTGCGGTAATGTCAACGTTAGTTCCACTTACATTAACCGTTTCACCGTTTATGCTTGCAAAGCCACCGCCACAGCCCATACCGCTAGTATGTCCTCCAACGTTTGAAAAAAGGTTTGTTCCCTCTGGATTTACTGTAAGATTATTATCAATATCATTTCCACTGTAATTTCCGCTTATTTTTGTCCCTGTTTCCGCGTCTTGCGCCCAAAAACTTTGATTGAGTCCTGTGGACGGATTGACAACATCAACATTGAAAGCTTTTGTAAATTCGCCGTATGCCCCTACAATTTTTGGGGAAATAACATACTCTTTTCCTATTTGCGTATAGCCAATATTGTCTTTTAATTCGTTTAACTTATCGTTTGTTGCAAAATCGGGTTGGTCTGAGATATTGTTCCACGAAATACTCACTCCGTCAGCGAGCGTAATGCCCTTGTTATCAAGCGTAATCAGAATTTTTCCTTTTGCGTCTTTGACATACTGCTTGCCGTTTGTGTTATTCTCACCGCCTAAAGTGAGCGTGCCGCCATGCGCCCAGTCAAAATTAATGCCAATAGCTGACATAATATTGAAAACAGCGTTTCCGTCTTTATCAACTCCGGCATTCCACGTTTTACCATAGTCACTTGATACAGCCATGCCATTAGCCGTCATTTTCCACTGTATGTTGCTCGAATTAAGGTCGGCTTTATTATGCATAATGTAAATAATTGAGCCATCCTCTTGCACCTGTTCAGTCTTAAAAAGTCCGAGCGATTGAGACATTAGCTGTGTCAGCAATTGCATTTGCTTATCATATACACTTAGTTTTGCCTGTGCAACTTCCCTAGCCTGTACGATAGCCTTTGTCTCATTACTAAATTTATCAGCACTATTCCTTGAAGCATTTTCAGCGTCACACGAAATTTTAGTGCCACTTCCAACTGTAAATGTTCGGTTGGAAATAAAACAGCTATAGGTATTCTGCTTGCGGTCTGTCACAAGCGCCACATCTCCGCTCTCAATCAGTGGGTTTGACAAGAGCGTAGCGTCAAGAGGTCTGAACCTCATGCCACCTATTTTTTTGAAGATATAATTTGCAACTGTCTGTGCCTTGCCTGCCGAAATAAACGGATTATCAGAGATTGAGACTACATATCCCTCTTTTCCGGCAAGAGCATTAACATCTTTTGTCTTGTCCTCTTTTGAGGTTACAGTTACCTTTACCCCGGTGATAACAACATCATCAGTCGCAACGTTCAAGTCTTTTTGCGTGTAAATATTGTGGTAATTTCTCGTTTCTGTAAATGTTCCACCATCAACGCTATCTCCACTTGAATAGTCGGTGAAATTTCCACCATTCAGTGTATCTCCGTCAGAGTATGGTGTAGTTTTCGTGCTAAAAGTTCCACCATTGTAATTTTGACTCTCAAATTGGCTCATATCATACCATCCGATAAGCAATTCGCCATCGTGACCGCACTTGCCCCATAATCCGCTCAACTGTAAGATGTAGGCTATTACCTGTCCATATGTGAGTTTTTGATTATCACTTGGTATCTCGTTAATCACGTAATCAGAGTTGTCAAATCTCGCCATAGTAAAAGGTACATCGCATTTAATACAAGCGTCTCTGACTACCTCATATGCTGCCGTAGGGTAGCTTAAATTGCTGTCATACTCACGATTGAAATTATTAATATTGTCAAGGCAAGTAAGCGTTATGAGTGAGCCATCATAGCTTGTTTCGCTGACTCTATACTCACCGATTTTTAGTTTTTCGGTTGTGCCGTCAGAAAAGCTTTTTGAAACATATGCCGTTACACTTGCCTTATCAAAATCATACTTACTGTAATTTTCGTAAATGTTATTCAGCTTAATTTTCAGTTTTCCGGCAATCAAAGCCCCGATTGTGAAAGTGCTATTGCTTGATGTTGAATCATTAACCTCGAAGCCATTTGCCCACAGCTCGCTATCACTAATAGGAATTTTTTCACCGCTTGCCGTAACTATGTCAGCAAAACAATTTACATTTATATCATTGTCGAGCATTACTGCCCTTTGCCATTTAGCCGATACGTTAAGCATTTAATCACCGCCTTATACTTCTATGAGAGGAAAGCTTAATACCTCATACCTCTTATTGCCAACAGTCCATATCTTGATAGGCGCGCTTCTATCACCTACATAGAATGTGCGTGTTTCATCAGTGCCACTCATAGCGTCAGGATATGTCACTCTGATATATTCGGGGTTTACCATTTGAAGTATCTTTGCTGTCCTAGCCTTGTCTGTACCATTCCACGACAATTTAAGTTGCCGTTTCTGCGCTATTCTATTCTTGTGCATTTTGCCGTCCTGTGTACGTCCGCTATCGCTTGCAGACACATCAATCAAGCCCCATTCAAAGCTTGACGGAGTAGGTAATTCCACTCCGTCTACTAACATCATTGCCATATTGTTACCTCGTAAAAAGACACCCACGCAAGGGTGAGTGTCTTATCCAAATTCATTTGCTACGATATATCTTTGTCCATGCTTTGCTTTGCCTACCTGTGTCATGCGATAGAGCGTTTCGCTGTCGCATTTGAACACGTTTTCAATGATAGGTGCAGAGTTTCCGCCGGCATTAGAGTTCATCATTACTTGTGCCATGCCCTCCATGACGGCCTGTTTAATTCCCTCTGTGATTTGTTGGTTATTTGCTACGGCTGTTTTGCCGTTTGAGAATTTACCGACTATCTCTCCTCGGTTCATGTAGAACGGACCCTCTTCCGGGAAACCACCACTAGCAAAATGTGGTGCCCTGTCGAGTAGTGACTGATACCCCATGTATTTTGTGCCTGTGGTAATATTGAATCTTTTATTGTTGTACTTAAACAAATCATCCAGTGAGCGTACAATGCCATCTATCGAGCTCTTAACACTGCTAAATCCCCAGCTACTTATTCCAACACTGTAACTTTGATTTGCGTACCACTTAAACGTACCTAAACTTCCGTTCGTGTTATCGACCTTTCCTTTAAGCCCATTAAAACTACCACCTGTCGAGCCGAGATAAGCACTTGCGTTACTTGCCATTGTTGAGAACGAGTTCGATGCTCCTCTTCTCATGTTTTCTGCAGCGTCTTGAAATACCCCCATGTTAAATTTAGTGTTACCCAATGAGCCATTAACTCCACTTAATGAATTGTAGAGATTTGATGATAACGTTGAGAAAGAACCACTTGTGCTAAGCGATGTTCCGCTTGCCTTGCTACTCATGCTATCCATCTTGCCTTTGGTTCCGTCAATTGAAGTGTTGACTCCGCTTAAATAGCCACTCACTCCGGCATTTAAGTTTGAAAAAGATGTCCTAGAATTAGAGCTTGTTGTACTTGCTTTTCTTTCCATGCTATCCATCTTGCTTTTAGTACCATCAAGTGAAGTGTTGATATTTCCTAAATACCCGCTTACACCAGCGCTTAAGTTTTTGTAGCTATCATCAATTTTGCTCGCGCTCTTCCCTACTTCTTTTGCGGTATCGTCAACTCCTTTAACTGTTTTCTTTTTAAATTTTGGTATTTCAACGCCGGGTATCTTGTTAAGCAATCCTATAATGTCATTAATAATTCCAACAAAGCCGTTGTAAAGCTGTGGCCCTAATACGTTTTGTAAATCATCAACATTTAAAGACATATTCTTTTTAAATGTTTTCCAGCCTTTTTTGAAATAATTTCCCAAGTCTTTGAAAAAATTATCTACGCTTTTTTCAGCGTCTTTGATCTTCCACTTTATTTCCTTAATTCTCCATTCGAGAGGAGTGACAAGTTTAATCTTTTTTCCGTCAAAGCCTGTGACTTCGTCGCTTATTCCCATTCCTGATTCTGGACTCTTGAACCACTCTTTGAGTTTATCAATCCACCCTTTCATGTGCGCCAGCGCGTAATTGATACCTGACACAATAACCAGCACCTCAACTCCCCTTAGTGCAAGTTCTGTTTTTGACAAGCCTTTAGCTGTTGCATACTTTTTCCACTCAGATGTAATAAGATTTTTGGTTATCTCTTTGAGTCCGTATTTCCATGTAAACGCGCCAATAAGAATAGTAAAGGTGTCAATATCAAGCTCTCCGATAAATTCCGAAATGCCCTTAAATGCGTCTTTCCAATCAATATTGATTAGCGCGTGAATTAAAGTATCTCGTATGCCGTGAACAATGTTATTGACTGTTTTTCCAAGTTCTTGCCAACCTGTCAGCCCTGTAACGTCACTTACTCTTGACATTTCATGTAATGCACCATTTATAAATGAAGCAAAACTGTCCCCCAGGTTTCCCCAGTCAAATGTTGACGTAAATGAAAAAGCGAAAACTATGGCAGTTCTTATCGAGCCAGCTATTGTCTTTCCGAGTGCCGTAAATAATTTTGGACTTATTAAGCCGTTAAGGAAGTCTGCAAGCCCTTTTCCGAAGTTCGATGCGCTCTGATACACGTTATCCCAATTAATAGAATTAAGTGAGTCGGCTATTGTATCACCAATGTACTTTCCAAGCGAGTATAAATCTTTGATTGATGATTTATATTTTTCAATCAATCCATCGGTCTTTTTCAGCGAGCTATCAACACCACCGCCAGCTCCACCGCCACCTGAACCGCCACTGCCCGAACCTCCGTCACTGCCACTATCGCTGTTATCGTCAAGTGCGTGTATCTCATCTATGCTAAGCAGTGTCTTTTTCAGTTTTTGTGCTTTCTTGTTGGAACTATCAGCATTATCGCCAATATCGCCAACTCCGTCAGCTATGTCCTCCATGCCGTCAGCCGTGGCACCGCGACCGCTTATCTCGATAGTCCATCCGAAGATTGCTCCGAGTGCGTCAGCTACAGTTCTTGTAAAGCTGATAACCTTGAGCATTACTTTGCTTAAGGCTTGAACAAATGGTTTTAGAGCATTGATTACTACGCTACCTATGATACTGCCCCATGCTTGAAACTCTTGCTTAAGGACTCTTACACTATTCGCCCATGTCAATTTGTTATCGTAAAGGCTTTTTATCCTCTACTTCTTATAGTTTCCTATAAGTTCAGCGTACATTTTCAACCACAAAAATAAGACGCATTTCTACGTCTTATGGTTGTCGAGCACTCTTGGGAAGATTATATTTATTCACTTCCTACGCGTTACAGTGTCAATCAGCCTTTCGCTATCTGATTGATTACCTCGGTATTGACTTATTGATGTTTAAATCAACTTAGTTTTTCACCGACTTTGCTCGATTTTTCATCAGCATATTACTATGCTGCGCGACACATGAAACTAACGTTTCGTTTATCGGCTGTCTTGGCGAAGTCTCCTTGTGCAGCTTGCGTATTTGCCGTGACATAATTGTATCTTAGCAATACCTTTTCAGCTTGCGTCATTGACTTGATATTTGCGTCAAGTCCATTTTTCATAGCCCACTCTGAAAGTGTGGCTTGCGTTAAATCAAGTCCGTATCTCCTTAATGGTGCGATTGTTCCTGTAAAAATGGATTGTAAGCTCTTTGCAACATCAGCTTGGTCTACATCGTAGAATGAAGCCATATCACCGGCCAACCTTGTAAGATTAAGCGACATATCAGCCATACTGTCTGTGGTCTTGTATAGCGTGTTATTTTGGCTCATAAGAGCTTTATTTGCCACTGCCGTACCATTTGCCACTTGCTCTGATGTAATACCTACAGAAGTACCCAGTGCTTGGAATCGGCTTGATATTTGCTTCACTGTTAGCTCCGACATTCCAAAGTCTTGAATTGATGTCTTTGCGAAGTCATCAACCTTGCTTGCCATATCGCCAAACGTGGTATCTACTACGTTTTGAACCTCTGTTAATTGGCTCGCTAAATCAACTGCACTGCCTAGCTTTCCTACAGCTCGCATAACCAACCAATAAGTTGCGTAAAACTTACCGATAGTTGAAGCCAAGCCCCTAAATCCGCTTCTTGTGCTCTTAATTGACTTAGTTGTGTTTGAAAAGCCTGTTACAAGTGACCTACTGGCCGAACCAACTTTTGCGCCTTGCTGTGACAGATTAGCAAGTGCGTTAGTCATTTGAATAATGTTGTTGCTGACTCTCGGTGCGTTAGATAATGTTGTCATTACCTCTTTTAAGGCGCTACCAAGGTTTCTTATGTTATCCGCAGCATAACCGGCTGATTTTGAACCAAGCTTTGAGATTGAAGCTGTTAGCTGTGTAATCTCTGCTGATTGCTTTGAAATATTTGCAAAGCCCGACAGTTCTGTTGCCATGCTCTTCAAAGCACTTGCCGAGCTAACAAGTCTTGCAGTATCAAGATTGCCGAGCTTCTCCATGTTAGTCGCGATCTTGCTAAAGGTACGAGTGTCAATACTGCTCACACCTCTGAGTGATGTTGCAAGTTGTGACATTCCACTCGCAAAATTGCTTATGCTTGCACCATTGAGGGAATTGAGAGTATCTCCAAGTCCTTGCAACTTAGCTTGTAAACTGCCTATGGCTCTAGTCGCTTGTTGTGCGTCCGACTTGATTTGAAGCTCAATGCTCTCTGCCATTTTCTCACCTCCCTGTATGTAATAAAAAAGAGAGCTACCCTAAAGTAGCTCTCATGTATTTATCCTTTGAGCAGATAGTATGTTGTAATCAATCCAACATAACCATCTTGCTTAAGACCTCTATTCTTTTGAAATACCATGACACATTTAGAAAGGTAGTCCGTCCACTTGCCGTAATCGGCATCAAGTTTGTAAAAATGGTACTTGTCATGTAGAGTTTTTCTCAGCCACTTAATGGCTGTCGGGCAGTTATGCTTCTGACCGCTCCACAGATTGTGATTTTTAGCAAATCTCTGTGAATTGGCTCCAAACTTGCCATCTTCTTTTAATTCGTCTGTGTCAAATCCGATGTTCATGGCATGTTGCCATTTTCTTACATCGTCATTATTGAGGTAATATTCCTCATTGCCTTTCCAAGCGTTATTTTTTACCGGAGTTGCTGTTGGTGTCGGAGTTGCTACTGGTGCCGGATTATTCTCTATTCCATCACCCTTACCAAGCTCAACATAGAGTAAGTTAGCGTCAGTACTGTTATTCAGACCGCTACAAGTAAACGCGCTTGAATACTGCCAGCCATACAGAGGATGTTGAATAACAGGCTTCTTTGCGCTATTAGGCTCATCACCAATAGACATTCCTTTAGTTGACGGATAACGTGCTATCCAAAACGGGCAATTAATCTGATTTGCGTATGGCACAATGTACTGATTATAAAAGCTAAGCCCTGTGTATACACCAAAGTTAAGCCCGGCGCTCTTGATAACACTCTGATATGTGTTGATAATATCAATAAGTGTCTGTCCGAGTCCTTGCTGGCACTTATCTTCAACATCTAACCAAACAAAGGTTTTTCTTCCGTTAAGTACCTCAATCACTCTCTGTGCATCTGTTTTTGCCTTGTCTACTGTTGTAGCGTATGAGTAGTTATAAACACCTTGTATTGGCATTCCTACATCGGTACAGCCTTTCCAATTCGCTTCAAAGGTTTTATCCGGATTAAGGTCTTTGCGGATTATTTTAAGGATTGCAAATTGCACACCAGCCCACTTAACCTTACTCCAATCAATATTTCCTTGATATGACGATACGTCAATTCCTTTATATGCCATTTTGTCACCTCATTAATCAGGACTTTCAGGCAATCCCGACTGTCTTAATGCGTTAATTCGTTGCTTCATTTCATAAACGGCAATTTCCTCATTAGACTCCTTGTATTTAGGCTCGTTATCTTCTGAGTACTGCTCATTTAATGATTTTTCAATGTATTTTGCTCTTGCTTTGTTGCCATTTAAGGCTCTGTCGATAGCTGTAAGAGTTGCACTTAATCCGTATGTGCCCCACCAAGCCCACATGTTAGAGTCAGATTCTCTTTGCTCGAGCATATAAGCCTTTGAATAAGGCTCTAAATCAGCCGGACAAGACATGTCTATGTCCTCAACGCTAAATCCATAGCCTTTAGTTGCTAAAAGCCAATATGGGCGGATTTCGTTACAATACACTTCCCATGTAAGCTCTTTTACTTCTTGATTGGTTTCTTCTTGGCTGTCTGTTCCTCTTTCGCCAACAGCTTCGATAAAAAACTGTTCTTCTCCAGCTCTGCCGTCAAATCATCGTAGAGCGACATTATATCTTTGCCCTCTTCATTCTCCGGGTCGAGATAGTCGTCAAGCAAATCATACATTTTCACTAATTGCTTCTCTTTTGCTTCTTTATCTTCAAAATCAAAACCAAATTCGTCGGCATGAAATTTCTGCAAGCCTACAAGTAAAAATTCCGGTAAAAAGCCGAGCATGTTGTCAATCGCTTCAAGCTCATCTCCCTGTTGTCCCATTCCTACAACTCTTGGGATAATTCTATTTTGATATACCGGTGCATATCCGAATTTAACTGTATACTCTTTTCCACTTAATTTAATTTTCATTTTATCTTTCCCTTTCTCCCTAATTTATATAGGGAAAGAGGCAGTATTAAAACTGCCTCGATTACCTTACTATATTGTATCTTCAAGTTCGCTGTCAGCCGTGCTATCATCATAGCCAACCGCTACGGCTTTTTTCGATTGGCTCATGATTTTTTTGTGAGTGTGATTGATGTTGGATAGCCTTGGCCATCCTCTGTTACCGCAACATCGTAGTTATCCTCAATCCACTTAGGCACTGTCTGTACTGATACAGTCGCAGTTCCTGTTAAGTGGTCATCGGAAGCCTCGCCTGGGGCGAATGATTCCTGTCCAATAAAAGCACAGATACCCTCTGAACCTTTTCCGTCTGTGCCATAGAGAATGATGAAGTCAAGCTTCTTGCCCTCGTTAGTTACCATCTCATCCTTGTACTTTTTCTCAAAAGCTCCCTCAACTTCCATAGAGCCGGCTGAACGTCTGCCCATTTCCTGTGTCTCTACTAAATCCTCAAGAGTTGAAGTATCTACCATGTTTTGTGAACCGAATGGTGAGGGAATTGATTTTGCTCTAAGTAAGAGCTTGTAAGTTCCAGCCCAATAATTGCCACTTGTGGTGGATGCGGTTGGTGTCTTGTAAGCAATTCTACTTTTTAAACCTGTTGCCATTTTTATTACCTCCTAATTTTTCATAAAAAAATAAGAGCCAAAAAGCTCTTATAATCTATCATTCCAGTCGAATGACCGCCTAGCACGTAATGTTGCTGTCCATAATTTGCCGTTTTTCCTAGCGAATGGAATCGGTGTCAGCTTGAATGACATAGCTTTGTATTCATTAGCCACTGTCTGCGCCACATTCAAGGCCTCTGAACGGCTTTTATTTGTTGTAACAATTACTTGCGCTGTAAATAACACTGTATTTATTCTTTCGCACTCTAAATCCTCATTCTGTTCAATAGGTTCGAGTGCTTGAACTAGCACTGTTGGGAAACTAGCCGCTGCACTGTCCGACTGTTCCTCTTGCGTGAATTTTAGCTTGGGATATTTAGTTTTCAATTTTTTCTCACATCGTGTTTTCAAAATCGCATATGTGAGATTTTCAAGGTCATAAACCCATTGATTTTGACTCGCCACTTTATCACCTCAACTAAAAAATTTCCGTGCCGTTCCTATGATGTCATTTTCCATTTTTAAAAATGCACGATACATCGGCATTGTAGGTGTAATGCCGTATGAATGGTGTAATTCTCCGCTTTCGTCTCTCCAATACCAACCCTCACTATCGAATGCGTGTGTCTGCCCTGGGAAAGTTCCTTGACTGCCCCTTGTGTCATTGAAATGTGGTTTAGCTTTCCAGCCCGAGCCATATTCAGCCATAAGCAAAGGCGATACATCAACTGTTTTGAGTCCATCAGCCGTTTGCCATGTGCTTTGTATCTGCCCTGTTTCGGTAGCAAGCACAATAGCCGTACAGCCGTCTGTTGTATCTTTAATTTCATAGCTAAATGTAATATAGTGCCCGAAATTGCCTGTATTTGCTTGTGCTACGGCTATGCCATTACTAGCAAGCTCTCCAACAAACGCTATGCACTTGTCCTGCAAGCGGTCTTTGTATCTTTCAAGCTTGTCTATCGCATCTTGTATAGATTTTTCTGTCAGGAAAACGTCAATCTTCATAATTACACTTCTTTCACAACTGCTTTGAGCATGTATTTAACTGAGTAAAGAGAGGGTTTTACTCCTACTATTGTAAAGTCTGCGGAAGTTGAATCAACTAATCCGTTGGCATCCTTTGTAGGCTCACTATCAAGCCAAATAACGTCACCTTTTTTAAAGGGATATTCTCCTCTATCTGTCAGCAAAACAGCATCAAAATCAGCCGTATTAAAGCCATATTCTTTGTTCTGTGCTTCTCCTCCGTCAAAAGATATATTTGCCCGAAAATCAACCGGCTCTGAAAAGCCTGTTTCTTCATGGGTGTAGTATATCTTCTCTCCGTCCTCTGTTTCGTAAAACTTTAGATTTCCGTCCTCGTCTTTTTCATAGACTGTGACAGTTTGACCTTGAAGAGCGTATTTCATGGCTTGTTTATTAATGTCAAGCATTTTTCTTTACCTGCTTATAAATCTGATTAACACCTGTGCTTGATAACCCGGACACAATTCCTACTGCGATTGCATTAAGAATGTCATTTGCCGGAAAGTCCGGTATTACATACATACCTATAATGCCTAAAATACCGCCTGCAGTGCCTACGATTATAGGAATGTAATTATCCTTAATGTGTGGAATTGCCTTAGCTCCTAAGCCTATCAGATATGTTATTACAACGATTGCAACTACTGTTGATACTGATGTTATATCCATTCTGCTACACCTCCTTATCTTCATTAAGTCGCGCTTCCAATCCGTCTATCCGGTGGTGTGCTGACTTTACTCTTTCCTCAACTTTAATAATCCTGTTATCATGAGAATTAAGCTCTTTTCTCATTTCTATAACTTCATTCTTTATATCTGCTGTGTTGCCTGATATTGTGTCGAGTTTCATATTTATGCGTGTATTTTCCTTTACACGCTCCGTAAGTTCTGCCTTGTCAGACTTTTTGCTGTTCTTAAGATTAAGTCCTAATGTAAACAGTCCGAAAAAGACGGAAAAAGCAACTGAAATAATGCTTATAATTACTGCTATTGGCATTGATATACTGCCTTTCATCTTTGGTAATTGGCACACCGCCCACCACCGCTTAATGTGTACCGCCTGCTACCATATTGGTAACGCACAATCTTCTTTTGCTTATAGCACTTTGACAAAAGGAAAAACTCCGACAAACAGTTTATCTCTGTCTTTCCATGTACGGCTCACTCCGCCCTCACTCAATGCGCTCATGTAGTTCTCACCGGCTTGTGAATGGTCGTAGACAGCAAGATTGATAACGACATTTTCAAACTGCTTTAAGTCAGCAGTTATATCATCATCAGTGAAAGTGTCCGGATAACACCTTTTTGCTTTTACATCTTCCGTGGCTTGCTTAATGAGTTGTTCAATGAGTGGGTTATCTTCCTTTTTATCGAATACAACCACATCAGATGTTGTATCATCATCGTTTGTGACAGTTTCAATATGAAATTGTTTAAGTCTGATTTTGACTTGCTCTAATGTGGTGTATTCCATGCTAAGCTCCTTATAATCCAAACTTTTCAATTAACATTTTCTTCAAGTCGCTGCCATTTATTTCTGTGGCATTTTCAATACCATTTTCGCTCGCAAGCTTCTTTAGGTCGGCTGTTGACATTCTGTTAATTTCTGTCTTTGTGCATGGTGTTTCAGGTGGGTTCATAAAATCAGAAGGTACCGAATTGCTATTGCTTTCCGGTACCTCGTCTCCGACTTTATACCACACTCCATCATGCTTTATAGAGTGCGTTGCTATCATAAGCCTTAATCCTCCTTAACTTTGAGAACCATAACGCTATCCATGCCCTCGAATGTAGGTAATCCAATCATAGATACGATACAGTGAGTATTGATAGGATGATTTGTAGCGTATGTGTATACAGATACACCGGTCTCAACAAGTGAGAGGTTTCCGTCTGTGATACTTCCGCTTCTTTCCTCCGGTGTCTTACCGAATGTGTAATCGCCAAGGAATACTCCGGCAGACTGCGCAGATACAATGCCTGTTGGTACAAAGTACTGTGTCTGTCCTGTCTCATCAACATAGAGCTTATCGTATACCTCAATCTCGATACCATATCCTCTAAGGTATTCAGTAACCTGTCCTTGCTGTAATCTGATACCGCCATTGTAAGCAGTGATACCGAGTACCTGTTTCTTTGTGTCCTCTGCCTTAAGCACCATTTCCCAAGTCTCTGTATTCATGGTGAAACGTGTAAGTGAGTAGCCTGTAACCTTTGCAAAGTCTCTACGAGCTGTGATAAGGTCATCAAGTGGTGCACATGTGGTAGGCTTATCCCATGCACTTGTGCCGGTAATTGACTTAAAGTGCTTTTCCTTATGCTCTGCGCCATTGTCGGCTGTGTAATCAACGACATAGTTCTTATTGCCAAGCACAACCTTTACCTTTGGTACACCATCTGTAGGTGCAAGCAGCTGCCAAATCTGTCTCTCCGGTACAACTAATGCACCCTCAATTAACATCATTGGTTTCTTTGAGATTTCACGTAATACGTTATTGGCAAGGCTAGAGTTCTCAGAAGTTCTGTAATTGTCGTACTCCTGCTCCTCTTTCTCTGTTACCATATATCCCTCACGATAGAATGGCATAGAGTTCTGAATGTCAGAGAAGCCTCCAACATCTCTTAACTCTGCCTGTGCGTCAAAGTTTGAAGCTTTGAGCGATACCGGCAGTCCGTTCTTGCCCTTGATAAATCTAAGGTCGAGCGAATCCTGTTTACGTGTTCCGAATTTTTGTCTGCCAAGATAAGGGGCAGTTCCTAATGTCTTCTGATAATTGTTCCACATTACACCGAGGCTTCTCGCTGTAAATGCTTCTGCTAATGGTAATGCCATGTTCTTCTACCTCCTTTTAAACCTGACTTGCTACAATCTTTGGTGCGCCATAGAAAGTAACTCTAGGTGTTGCAGTTCTAGCTGCGTCTGCGATTGAAAGTGACTTAACTTTCTCCCAATCAATAGTTCCCTGATATACATATGTTCCAGGTGCGTCACCCATTGTTACATCTACATCGTGTAACAGATAACCCTTGCACTCTGCATCATTGCTTGGGAATGGTGTACCGGCTGGTACGATCTTCATTCCGTTTCCATCTGCACTTGTTACCATGGTCTGTGGCACAAGGCATGCTGCACCCTCATAAGGGAAAAATTTTAAAATTCCTTTACCCTGTGTAAAGTCTCTTACGATCGGCTTTCCCATCGTTCTACCTCCTGTTTTAAATTACATAGCTGTTTTGACTTTCAGCACTTGCAACTGTGCCAAACGAGATTTGTTCTGCATTGGCTACATCTGCTGGCTTTGAGTCGGGTTCATTATTGTTACCGCCATTGCTTGGATTCGGAGTATTGTTGAGTGCATTTTTCTCATACTCTGCGATTGCATTGGCTTTCATGTCGGAAATAATCTTGCCAAGTGATGTCGTGTCAAAAGAGCCATCCTCTTTTACTACTGTCTTTACCTGTTCTGCTGTAATTCCAAAATCTGACATAGCCTTCTCACGCAAGTCTCTGACAGCGTTATCTTTCTGTAGCTTGGCTATCTGCTGATTAGCTGTCTCTAAGGCTTTATTTGCCTTTTCAAGCTCCGTCATGTTGCCAGCCTGTAAATCGTCAAGCTGTGCCTGTAGCTCGTCAGCTTTGTCGGCTTTAGCCTTGTACTGATTGGCTTTCTCTTTCTCTCTTGCCATTTCCTCACCGCTCTTGTTAAGCAGATTTGTTATCTGTTCATCCGTTGCATCGGGAAAAAGCTTTAATACATCATTTCTTGTCATTTCAATTACCTCCGTAACTCACGCTTTTGTTATCGCGGGTCGCTCCCGCCGAGTTTTTCTGTTGTTTAACGCACAACTGCAAATTTTGTATAATAAAAAGCAACCTATAAGTTTTCCTTACAAGTTGCTCATTATTTGTAATATTTAACACTGCATCTACACCCTGCGATTTCTTTTACCTGTGCTCCTAAAGAATGGTCCTTTGGAAACATCATCAGCGAATTTCCGACCTCAAACGGCTCAAAAATATCAATTCTCTTTCTGTCAACATCTGCATGTGTAGGTCTGACATGTGAATCTTCTTTCGAGCGCCACTCTTTTGTTTTGTAGCCTTGTTTTACCATTTCAGTTTGTAATCTGTAATTGCCGACTGCATTAGCTTCATTCGCAGCTACATTTTTCGCCCGTTTCTGTGAAGTAAAATACTCTACTTCAGTATTTTGTGTGGTAGCGTCAACTACCTCATTCACAATGTACCGAGCATAGTCTGTAATGTATGAGGGTGTTTTCTTTACTTTGCAATACTGTGTGGCAATGCTCTCATATCTGATGATAAATTCCTTGGTGATGGTGGTTATCTCTGTTTCTTCCTTGCCGGATAGCAAGGCAAATAACATAACAAAGATTTTTTCAAACTTTTCAGCAAGTTTTTTTCTATCTTCCTTTTCCTCGTCGGACAAATCCATTTCGCCAAAATATGTATCGTAATCTATGTCCTGTATTTCATTTTTGTTAAGTGCGTGGATTTCGTCTGCCATATCAAGCTCCAAAATAAATTGACAGCCAATTATTCATCGGCTGTCTTTCCATTGTTCTTATCATCGTTAGGTGTAGCTGTTGTCGGCTGTTCTTCCGGGAATAACATTTCCATACGCTTAGCGCTTTCAAGTGTGACTTGTTCAGGGTCACTAAACATGTCAATCGTCTTGACGGCTCTCTTGTAATTGATACCGCACCTAAGTAATATTTCAAGCACCTCTGCCTTAACAAGCATGTTATCTAGCTTATTATGATTAATGTGTATCTCAACATCACTAGGCATAAGCGTAAAGCCCTTATTAATTCTCAGCCTGTTAAGAATAAGCCTAAGTGCCATTCTCTCTGATTTCTTAAGGATAGGCTCATTAATGGCTGTCCTAAGTCCGGCATCGTAATGTCCGTTTCGCAGTTCTACGGCAGAACCGGTGTCCCCGCCTGTGTTGCCCTGACGATTTGCAAGGCCTTGAATACTTAAAAATCTTTCAAAAAGGTCAGTAAATACTACTTGCCCCTCTGTCTGATTAAGCTCGCTCGTCATTACATCAACATCAGCCTTATTCTCTGAACCATTGTTAGATTTAACTACCAATGCTCCCTCTTGTCGCATTTTTCTGAATGTATCTATGTCAATCTCGCAATTAACAAATTTCACCCATGCAGACACAAACTGCTCGACACCATTAATTCTGTCCGATGTAAGCACGTTAATAGCATCTGTGATAGCAATAGTCATTTCAATGTCAGATAATCGCCTTGCATTGTTTGGATATTCAATCACCGGAATGGCTCTGTTGCCGTTTATTCCGCTTGCATAAATCTTATCGTTGCGAATATCGAACCACTCATTGTCGGTGAAAACATAATAAATATCTGCTCCGTTCTCGTCCTCTCCGATTTGACAAGAGAATGCCGGACGTCCGTTTGAGTAGTATGCTACAAACGTATACATTGGATTTTCAGACGATAAATAAAAATCACTCTCATCAAGCAACTGTCCTTGTCCGTCATCATTACCGATGAATCTGTAGCCGGTACCGCATATGCTCCTCCAGCGATGTATGTCTATGTCACACTCCTGTTTGCTTTCCGAGTCCATTGTAATGTTAAGCTGTGTGATTTCTTCCGACTTGTGGTTATCGGTACCACGCAATACATATTGGATTGGCTCGGCACACATCTCTGCGGTTTTGCGCTCAACGAGTTCATACGCAAGATTTACAGCAATCTTGTTATTGATTTCCGGGCGGTTCACTTTCTGCCGATACAAAATCGGTTGGTCACCACGATAGTATCTGTCAAGATACTCAATCTCAATAGCGTTTTGCTCGTGAATTACAAGTGCTTTGTTCAGTTCTTCGATTATGTTGTTTTTTGTGATTTGCCTTTTACGTGTGAAAATAACTTGTCTGCCGTAATTGTTTTGGCAGACAGCCGAAAAAGGTCTTACATTTTTATGTGCGTACCTATACATCAATAAAACCTCATGCCACTTGCAGAAGTTCTCTGCGGAACCTCTTTTATTTGAAATTCTTGTGTGCCAGCCCAAAACCATATCCATTTACGGCAGTGCGTACACATTACTTTGTGGTGTCTCTTGTCGCTTTTATTTACCCACGTTAGCAATTTTCCGCAACGAGGGCACATTACACTTCGTTTTCCTGTTGGTACAATATTAATATTCTGATTATTCATGTCACCCTCGATTCACTAAAAATGGCACCCACAATCTGTGAGTGCCATTTCTAAAAGAGATTTTATGCAATGAACGAATTACGATTTTTTCATAGTTATATTATAACTGTCAATTTTTTAAGTGTATATATGCAATGATATGCAAAACTATGCACACTACTGCACATTTTCAAGATATTCTTTTCCGTAGAGCCTTTCAAACTCTTGCAAGGCTCTGCCGTGGATTGTAAATATTTTTCTTATGCTCCAATTTGTAGCCTGTGCGATTTCTTCAAAAGTGTTTTGATTGACATATCTCATTGAGAGTACGTGATAATAGTCGGTATTCTCCATACTATCAATTTGACCGATAATATGGTTTCTTTTTCTCATAAATTCATCAACAAGTCTGTCTGTATCTTTTTCCAAGTCCACAATTTTAGTTACTGTACTGCCTAATTTATCTTTGTCAGATGAAACATCAACTGCCTCTTTGTCTGTTGAAACAGTAACGCTACATGCTATTGTCTTAAGCCGGTATATTTCAGACAGCTTGTTTTGTATCATTTTATCCAATCTGCTAATTTGATTTAAGTAAGTTTTTGTATTCATTAATAAAGCCCTCCTCTGAACGGATTGTGTACTGCTTCAACCTTTGCTATCCGCTTTTCCCTAAAAATCATGTCGCATAACTGTGCAGTAGAATCCACACCATCATCATGTTTCATTTTGCCCTCATATGTGCAAGAAAGAACGTTTTGAAAATATTTCTTGTATTCCTTAGTTTGCCTTTCAAGTTTTATGAAATGCAGTTTTCTTATGTCCGGCGCATGATTTTTAATTCTGTCCATTTTTGCAGTTTTGTTATCTGCTGGGTCATGGCTCGTCAATATCGGGTAGCAATCTTTCTTCCATACTTTCTCGCAGTCCAAACGATAGGCAGCTGTTGTTTTTGTTTCCTCAAAATGTACCTCTGCTGTTTTATTTGGGAATTTATCTAAGTGGCTTTCCATTCTGCTTGTTACTTCGGGAATTGTTATATCCTTATCGCCATCGTTATACACAACATCCACGATATAGTATTCCTTTTCAATCTCATAGCAAATCGGCATTGACACAAAGTCTCCACCACCATATGCCGGGTCGTTTGCCGAAAAAATCCTATCAGGCCTTATTCCCTCAATTTCTGCCGGGTCAAAAAAGTTCATGTTATCAATATTGAACATCTGGCCTTTTCTTTCTATCGGCTCTTGCTGATATTGGGCGAACCATGAAGCCATATCGTCATTATCTTCAAAGGAAGCCATTCTGCGCTTATAATCTAATGTGGAATATCCTAATTTGTAGGGATAATCAAAATTGCTCTCATTGTTTTCATTGAGTGCCGGAATTATAACCTCTCTATGACGTATGTTTTTGTATTCAGGATTATTTGCAAGCAATTCTAATCTGCGCCCTTGTACATCTCTTGGCGCCCATCTCGTGCCTATTCCTAGTAGCTTTGCTTTGCCGGGCTTAATTCTTGGCATAAAGTTATTATCAAACTTTCCCCAAACTGTAGCCTGTCTATCCTCGCTTAATGCTTCATCAATACCACTAAACAAATCGTCATATACTCCTAAACCATCACAGTCACACGCTCCGTTCAGTGTTCCGTATATAGAGCGCATGGTAAATGTTGGGTATGTTTTTTTACGCAAGAAGTCTATCGTAAGGTCTTTTCCGTCTGTGATAGCTTTTTTCTCTACAATTTTAGGATAAATATCTTTGTAGGTGTACGTTGGGTCATTTACCATTTCTAACGTACCATCGTAAAATCCTCCGGTTATTTTGTCAGAATATGCCGAATATAGATTTGACCTCTCAGGCCTGTTTGAGCCAAACCACAAATTACCCATTTTAACGATTTGAGTCTTTCCGATACGTCCAGGGCAGAATACCATGCCCTCATCAAGTTTATCATCGTACAAATCTTGAATAAGCTGTGCGACTTTGCTTAACGGATTTCTTCTCGGTAAATAAAATCTTTCCCATGGTGGACGATTTTTTTCCATGTAAATCATAAAGCTCTCAAACTTATAGTGAGCTTCCATCAGGAATAAATCAAAATAGTGATTAACTAAGTCATATGGTGTAGTCTCATGCTTGAAATGGTAATAATCCAAATCCCAAATCGTACCACCTGTTTTAGCCGTGCAGAAGCCCTCTATAAGCTCTTTTGCTCTCTTAGTGAGCTGTAGTCCATACTCAATATCTTTCTCGCCGTTTATGGCTACACTGCAAGCGTCTACATAGGCATTAATTACTTGCTCGTCTATTCCATTTCTCCCTATGTAATTTTCGTAACTATCAACTGTGGAAATAAGGCTCTGACTAGCCATAAGAAAAGCACCTCCACTTTTAAAAAGCAAAGGTGCTTATAGACCTCTGCCTATAACTGTTTTAGGGTAGCGTTGCAAACTTATATGCAACGGTTCTGATATTTTATGATTGTTCTCCGTAATAGAATCCGGTCACTTCATAAAATTTTTTAGAATAAATTATGTAACTGTATTGGTTACTTCCCGGTCTTTTATAAGCTATTCCCCAATCAACAAGCTTATTCTGCAATAGCAAACGTACTGTCTGAGCGTCAACATTCAAAGCTTTTGCAGCAACCGCCACCGGAATATTAGCTTTCTTAAATACAAGATTGTCCATCGTCATTTTTCCTTTCTAAAGAAATCTTCTTGAAAGAGTCTTCGTCTGTCTCTTGCTCAGATTTTAAAAAATCACATATGTATGCAAAATCACGCCAAAGTCTTCCATTGTCTCTATATGATACCCATGATTTATCTGTTGTCAAATCAAAAATTTTCGCTTCTAATAAACCTGTGATTTTGCTATATAGATGGCAATATTTTTCTTCTGAAAGATTTGGGAAATATTCCCTTAATATTTTAAATGCACATTCACTGAATCTGTCAAGTGCAGCTTTTTTATGTTCGTCAAGGTTTTTATATTCTCTTCTTAAGCGACGTTTAATAATAAATATCTTAATTTTTTCTTTAAGCATATCAAATTCTCACCTTTCAAATTGTGTAAGTCTTGTCTTTTGGCTTGACTTTTCCTTTTTCTTTTCCTTTTTCGTAATTTTTTATAAATACTACTTTACCGCTTTTATAATGTCTGTAATGTCCCCTTACATTCCAACAAGGACAAGTTATAGCACGATTTCCACTTTTAGCAATCGTCAATCCATTTTCATTTACATAACCAACGATTTCATCAAGCAAATAAATCTTATTTTCTCTATTTCTTTTGCTTTCAACCTTTTGTGTGTTAAAAATTTTGGTACCTTTAGGTCTTTCCGTTCTTTCTCTTTGTGTCGTCATTATGTATGCCATTACAGAATATATATAATCAGCCCAACTGCAAGAAACATCTCCGAATTTCTTATTATCTTCAATGCTTCTGTATTTTGTTTCTATCCTATCCCCTACAATATACCAGTTAAATTCTACTGCCTCCTCATATTCTTGAGATATTTCATTGAACATTGTAACCCGGCAAGAGCAGTCGTTTGGATTTCCATCATTTGTTGCCACATCAAATATTATTGCAGTATCTTCATGCTTATTTTTTACAACTACAATCGTAAATGAATCATATATAAACTTTTCGATACAATTATTGTTGAGCTTTTCACTTATTTCGTCCGAATAAACAACTATTGTATTCACATCCTATCCCTCCTAGTTCTGATAACTTTTCCCATTTAATCTTCTAGGGGTAGCGACTACAATCAATCTGTAGCCGGTAATTGTATTTACATTCTAGGGAAATAATAAAATTTCCATCCGTTTTTTATCTTTTGTTCTCTACACCAAGGCAAATACTCATTAAGTTTTCTATTAAAATCCATATTTGCACTGTATTCATCCCAAGCCTTTTGATTTATTTTGAGCCTTTTTCCTGTTATGATATGGTCAATTAGAAAATATGCACCCAAGAATAAAAATGTGGCTCCTGCTATCGCAAACATTGCTATTATTTGCATTTTCATTTCTATTTACTCCTTAAAGCAATCTTTCAGCGCTTGCCTGTCTGCTTCATTATCTGCCACAATAACAGGTTCATTTTCTAAAGTGGAACAATCTATAGGCTCACCATTTAAACCGCCTATTTCGTGCGATTGTGCTTCTCTAAGCGCCTCACGCTCTATTGATTTAATTACTTCTGCCATGCTCATTACTCAAACGCTCCCTCAAATCCTTGCAACTATATGTTCTTTTGCAAAATCTTTTTTGGCTTCATCGTAGATAACCGAACCATTTTTATCAGTTTTCAATCTATCAAATTCGCAAGTAACCTTTATACCATCTTTGTTACTGCATTCTGCATGATAATCAATTACGCGTACTTTCTTCTGCCATTTTCCATTGGCATAAATCTTTGTGTAACCGCCAGCTCTTGTTTTGATTATGATTTTTGAACGTGTTTTCTTCATTTCCAATGCACCTTGAACCCTTTCTTCTTATACTCCTCTACGGCTTTTTTAAGGCTCATATCGTCCTCATACTTTTCATTCAGCATAATCAGCACATTATCTTTTTCAACGCCGTATATGTTGCAATTTGCAAGTTTCTTAGCCGTTCCAAGTATAGCTTTTGCCTGCTTGTGGCTCATTTCATAGGTTTGGGTTCCCATATTAACTATCATTTCTCATAAACTCCTCAAAATCTTCCATGCACTCATTGCATAAGTCGTAGGTTGTATTCAATACGCCGTTTCTCGTGATTGAGTTCACACCCAACAGTCCTACTTTTATTTCTTTTCCGCACCTGTCGCACGTGCGCCATTCTTTTTGATGTTTCATTCTTCCGCCGCCTTTTAAACCAACCCTAGCATACATAAAATATCAAGTCCCGATATTCTCTCCGCACCCTCTCTTGTGTGCATAAGAATTTCTTTAAGCCTTTCTTTTTCTGTATTGCTATACTTATCTTTGTTGTACGCTTCTGAAAAGCAATAATATTTGCAATATCCATAGCCCACACCAAGCATATTCCCATGAACACTCTTTCCGACAATATCGTAATATTTTGGCACTTTTAAAATATCGTTTTTTTCATCTAGGGTACATTCCTTTTGCTCTGCTTTTAGCTTTGATTGGAGATATTTCAGAAAACTTCGTATATCCTGTTCCGATTTTGAAATATATAAAATAGTTTCTTTCATTCTTTCACCAACTTTCTAAGCGCCATACATAAACATATTTCCAAAATGGAAATCATTTATTGCTTTTTCCAATTCGTCTTTGTATCTAAATGGGCTTAAAGGGCTTTTTATTTCTTCCCTCAATACAGGTGACGTATTGTCTATCAAAATACCTTGTGTAGCACTTGCAAGATTTTGTGGTGGCAAATCCGCTAAAGCGCATAACTCCATTCTTTTATGGTCACATTTTTCAGATTTAGGGCAACTTTTACATTTTTCTGCTAATTTACTTAAAGGTTCTGCCATTACTACACCAACTTTCTACCGCAGATAGGGCAATAATTGATATCAAAAGTATCCCAAAAACCACTCAGAGAATCAAATGTGCCAATCTGATACGTGTTATCTTCCGCTTGCATAATTCCATCTGATAAGTTTCTGTTTGGAACTAAGCTATAATCATCAGTATTCCATTTTGTAGGATTTTCGCAAAACTCACACATGCTCCTCACTTCTCCTTTGCCTTAAACAGTGTGTCAGGAAATGGAATACCTAAAAAATGCATATTTGCGTACTTCCTAAATGTCGGCACGCTCATACCAGCAATCTTTGCAGCTTGTGCCTGTGAACATCTGCCATATGCGTATTCCATCAATCCCTCTCGGAATGAGTCGATATTTCGTGTCTTAACACCCTTTGCCATATTTATACCTCCGCTTTTTGCTTTTCAATTTGATGTTTGTGTTCTACCATCTTTCTGTGCATTTTATACTTCATATTTTCACAGCCGATTTCTCTTAGCTCTGTTGTAAAATTATTAAAGTCGCTGTCATTTTTGATGTATGCATTGACATATCTATCTATTTGCGGTCTTGTCATAATTACGCCATTTTCAGTAAATACTTTTCTGATATAGTTGGTATAATAGCAATAGCCTTCGACTTTTTCGTGATATAATCCCCAAAAATAATCCGCATTTTCCTTTGTTTCAAACTTTGCTCTAATCTCATTGTTTGAAATATGGCTGTAGCAATGTCTGCACAATGTAATTAAATTACTTTCTCTATCATCTCCACACAATGAAGCCGTTCTTATGTGTGCCATTACCAATGCCCTGTATTCTCTACTACTTTTTCCACAATATTGGCAAGTGTAATTGTCTCTCTCAAAAATTTTAGTCTGTAAATCTTTATATGAACTCATAGTGAATACCTCCTACCATTCTTTGCTTTCACACCAACTGCTCTTACAAACATGGTTCATAATGTTGGTCAAAACTTTTTCAGAAGAAAAATGTGTCAAACTGTAATCGCATTGTGTTGAAAACTTTGTATTGAAATATTCATCAACTAACATCTTGTAGTCTGTATTATCTTTCATGTTGCTTATCGTTGAGTAATAATTGTCCGTATATCCGTCACGTTCTATTTCAGTTTCTTTCGTTAAACTGTCTACCACTCTTGATAAAACCTTGTCTGTTAATGGATAGTGATATTCTCCAGTGTATTTTCTATGCTTGTCTAGGAAATATTCAAAGAACAACTTTACATTTTCTTTGAGCGTTTCATCGTTAGTCCAATCATAGGCTATCTTACCAGCTCTGTTTATCATTCTTTCTTCGGCAACTTCCCAATCCTTTTGAGAGTATTCGCTTATCGGCTTAAACTCTTTCGCTTTTTTATCTTTAGGTGAAAAAGAATTACACTGTTCTCTGTTAAGAGAATTACTTTTAGTATTTAATTCATTAGTATTTTGTATATTAATATTTAATTCATCAGTACTTAATCTATCAGTACTTAATTGTCCGTTGATTTCTACCTGTTGATGCTCAACCCCTAGATTTTCTGTATCTTGTTTTTCTATTTTCTGTTTATATGGTTCTTCGTAAACCTCATAGGTGTACTTTATTCTTCCACCATTGCTTTTTGTTGGATTTTCTTTAGTAACCATAACATAATTATTATCTTTTAATTCACTTAAAGCCGATTTAACGGCTGTTTCATTCTCTTTGCATATTGCAACTAACCCAGCTATTGAATAATCCCAATTATCGGGCAATGAAAGCATTACAGACAATAGTCCTTTTGCTTTCAGACTCAAGCTCTTATCCCTTAAATGAGTATTACTCATAACTGTGTAATTTTTTGTTTTATGCACTCTAATCGTTGCCATAATCGAATACCTCCGCTTGATATTATTTATGTATGCCTGTGATACATACTCCGCTTGATTGATAAAACAACAAACAGGCACAGCGGAAGTGCTTTTCGCTTCGTCAAGCTAGTTTGTTGTAAATAGTTGCACGGAGAGTCGAACTCCGTCAGACCAAACCACGCCAATGCATTTCAAATCTGCAAATTCTATTTTGCAAAGAGTTTTCTGTTTCCGATAATACAACTACTATTCATACATCTCCCATCGACCGGAACTATTGCAGTAGTATCCGACTAAGTGGAGATAAGAAATTGATGTGATGTGGATTTGAACCACACATGATTGTCGCGACTCTCGTCATCTAAGTTGCCGGTTTCAACGAATTATCTTACGGCAATAGCGTTTACCCATTCCGCCACACATCAACAAGGCGAAAGTCAGATTTGAACTGACGGTCACAGATTTGCGGTCTGTTGCCTTTTACCACTTGGCTATTTCGCCATATATAACAGCCGTAGCGTGACTGTTATACTGAAACTGCTTTTGTCGCTACATTTTGTACAGCTTCTGCGGACTTTTTATACCGCTTACGGCTGACTCTTATAGCCTGTCGTAAGTTAGCGCCGACATCGTGAATCGAACACGAACAACATTTCTGTTGGATAGCTTAGCAAGCTACTGGAATACCTTTATCCCATATCGGCACGCGCCGTGGTAACAATGATTGTCACCACGAATAGCCTTTTGTACTTCAAGGCTACGTAGTGCTACTAACACTACTAAATCGGCAAGGTTGGGAATCGAACCCACGACCAATCAATTGTTAGCTGACTGCTCTACCACTGAGCTACATGCCGATAATGAGGGTGAAGTCTAAGGAGCGGCAACACCCTCCGGAGATATAAATTTGTATGTGCTGTAGGAAAAGAACTAACGAAACCTACAGCAAAGGACATGTGAGGGATTGCACCTCACCTAAGACTCATATGATTTGAGTTGCCCTAGTTTAACAATTAAAGGGGGTATATATGTCTACTCTGCCTATTACAGATGTCTTTACGATAGGTTGGTTTTCACGCTCGTGTATTGTGGGATTATACACGATTAAACCCTCACGAGCCTTGTGACGGCTCTTAACAGCTTTCCGCTATGAGGACGAAAGGAACTACTAAGTCCAATGTCGGGGAACCAAGTAAACCCCGAGCAGGGCATGTTGGATTTGAACCAACGAATGCGGGAATCAAAATCCCGTGCCTTACCGCTTGGCGAATGCCCTATATCTACTGCCACATGAAAGCTATGGCAAGTATCTGACCGAACATTATAGCAATGCTAATGAGCCTTGTGGTAACTGTCTCTTTTTCGTTTAATGTGGCACTTATCATTCCCAACGCAATTAATGCCAGCCATACTGTTGTTGCAATTTTTAGTACAAACATGATTTACACCTCATTCTCTTTAAATACTGACTCAGCTATGCACGCAAGAACTAAAAACACTATTGAGACTACCATTGAGTATCGGTCAGAAAAGAGTATTCCGTAAAACATACAAAATAAAATTATCCATGTATACAAGCCCTTAAGAAACATTGGCATAAATTTATAAACAATCTTGTCGAAAATCTTCCATTTGCACTTAGACTTAAGCTCGTGAGCCTTATCCATGTACCACTCTGCCTTGCTCATATCCTCAGCCACAGAACCTTTATGCCCGGCACGATATTCATACTTGTATGCAGTAATCTCACACCATTTAGCCACATCCTTAAGTCCGTAAATGTCAATCATTTCATCAATGCACTCTTTACGATTAGGCAAGTTGTAGTGGCTAGGGTGATTTACCATATCGGAATTAATTTTGTTAGACTCAAATCCTGTTAATTTCATCACTGTTAGCTCCTTTACTGTTATATATAATATATAACTATTATTTAATCATAGTTGTATGTATATATATTATTATTGTGTATGTTGTTTAATTAATATATAACTTATGTTATAATAATAAATACTGCTTGGTGAGGTTAAGGTATGGGTAAGAGCCTTTTTGTTTTGGCGGATATTTTGGGGGCTAAGTGGGGCTGTTTGTCGCTTTTCGTATACACCCCCAGGGCACCCAATACGTGCGCTGCTCAGCTCTCAAACATCAAGCATTTTAAATTGTATCTATTGCATATACAATTCACTTATATCCTTTCAACTCTTCGCTAAACAACTGTTTTGTGCATAGTTGTAATAATTCAATAGTCCTCAAAGCCTTGTAAATCAAGGGATTAGAATTGTATGTATTGTATATACAATTACTTGGCATTATCAACCATGTTATTGCCTGATAGTGCTTTAATATTCTGACTATTTACATCGCCCAATTGTGGCAGTTCATTGGCGGTTAATGCTCTCGCTTGCTGTCTGCTATCGCTTGTATATGGTGAAGCCCATCCATATCGCCTGTTGAGTATTGCAATAACTCCAACTGGGTTCTTTGCCCCGGTCACGAGCTTATTTGATAGACTTTCTTCTTGATATTTCCTCAGTTTTTCCAAAATTTCCGATGCGGTCGAGCTTAGCGTATTCTTCCCCCAGTCGTAAATAGTACTATCAGGAATACCAGTTAATGAACTAAAACCCAATATACTAACTTCTTTATCATATTTCATGCACATATCATAGATATATATATCTAATACATACATTACTAATTCAAAATTATAACTATTATAATTACTCTCTTTAAATACTTTATTATTTGTATTATAGTTATCTTTAGATTTAAAATAATTACTATCAAATAACTTTTTTTGGATATAATACAAAGCACTATTCCATACACTTTGAGATTCTTTTTTAATATCCTCAATCTTATTTACTTCGCAAAATTCATTTAGATAAAATAATAAATCATTTTCATAGATCTCAATGTCTGACATGTAGCACGTCCCCCAAAAAGCCAAAATAAAAAAGCCCGCACCGCTTGGAGCAATTCCAAACGATACGAGCTAGCCGGCATTCGCTTATTAATTAAATTTAAGATAATAATAATCAAATATACTTATTTTGTCAATACATAGAATTATTGGACATATAACAATAACTCTATTGATTAATATATACCACATCACACATATATATTAATTATATTATATATAATAAAAAGCCGGTCATAAAAACCGACTTAAAAAATACTTGCCATTATGTCAAACTGTGGTAAAATAAAAATGTCTTTACAGGCGGATGGGCTTGTAAAAGGTGCTGTTTACCAATTCTGAACAGCCACGGATTGAAAAAATAATATTTTAAATAATGCTTTTTCAAGCATTAAAAAAGAGGGGCTTTAATCCCCTCTTTTGTCGTTTTTACCGGCTCCATAGCAATTATAAAATGCTTCTGTTAAAGCCCCCAATTGCTCCGGCGTTAGCTCTTCTTTTAGCTCATCCGGTATCCACTTATAAGAGCTGCTGAAGCTGTCGGCACAAGTACCGATTTTACAAGCCTCTTTAACTTTTTGCAACTTGTACATTTCTCCGAGTTCTTCCGTGGTTATATCTCCACTTTTAACAGCTTTTCTGCCCTCTGCAGTTAATATCTCCATAGCCTTGTTTTTTGCTACGGTTCCAATTCCTTTTATTCTCATATTCTTTATACCTCCTTAGATATTTTATACTGTTAAAACAATTTCACAGGCAAGTACTTTTATACGCTTCTCCATTTCGTAAAAATCGCAAGTCTCATTCTCTTTGTAATCCGGCATTAACTTGTAATCCTCAAACTCTTTTGCCTGGTCGTTCCACTCTCCTCCGGTGGAAAAAGCTAAATCGCCATTTTTGAGAACTGCTAATTGGTCAATTTCTAACTGTGACTCTACCAATTTTTGAATATAAACCGAAATTGAATCACCACTTGGCAATTTATAATTATCTCCTGTTAATTTCCATCGGCTGCGCAACTTTATAATTTTTTTAAAATCATTTCTTTTCATTTTCCCACCTCATTAATTAAACTGTTTATTTGCTACGACATTATATTAACACATTAAATACATAAATGCAATACGTAATTGTAATTATTTTAGAATGGACATTCATTATTATTCTTTTCCAGCTCATCCAGCTTCTCCAATACTAATTGATTTACAAAACCATTAATTGTCAGCCCTTGCGCCTGTATTCGGTCTTTTGTGCCTTTTGGTAGCATGACGCTTATTCTGTCATAGTTCTCTTTTGCTTTTTCATTCTGTCTCTTTACTCTACTTTTATAGTTTTCAATCATTTTCTTTTCATCCATTTTTTACACCTCATTATATAAATTAATAATATCAATAATCACTAACAATAATACTATAAATAATATTGCTATACATAAATATATAACAATTAAATTACTATGTCAATATTAATTACATGTATTATTGCAATTATTGTTTTATTACTTATTATATATAATTTTGAAATTATGAATATAAATATTATTCTAATTAGTAGTATAAATATTTTTGCAATATTTTTGCAATTATGTATTGACATTACTAATATAATATGATAATGTATAGTCAAGTCGAAAGGCAAGGAACAAAATAAAAAAGCCTGTCGCAGAGCTTCCAACTGAACGACAGGCACCAAACAAAAAATAATTGAAAGGTGACTGTATTATATCACAGTCAAAAGGGAAAGAAAATGAAAAAATTATCACACAAGGAAATTTGCAGAATGGGCGAAATGATGGACGGCATCAAATTAGATTGTAATATATACACATTTGAAAATGCAGAGAACTATATTTCACGGCTGGAGCCGTTCGACGAAAAAAGTGGCGTTTGCTGTCACAAAGTCAATGAGATTATACAGGAAATCAAAAAAGAGTTCCCTGACGCTAAAGGATGCCAAGTTGATTCTAAATACTATGCCGCCGGAGTTTATGGATGCATTGGCAGACTTTCAAAAGTTACCGTATTAGATAGCGAATGGAATAGCAATGGGAAAAGCTTTTATATTTATTTTTAAGCCGAAACGCTCCAACGTGGAGCGTCCACCGCGGAACGGTCTCCCGGTGCTGATGATGGCAGACCAGAAAGGGAAAGGATATGACAACATTAGAAAAAAGATATCATGCAGCAATTATCAAAATCGGATACGAAAAAATATTTAGCCTTCCGGAGCAAATAAAAAAGTTGCTCGTGAATACAAGAGATTTGAAAACAAAAACAGAACTACTTGAAGAAATAGAAAAATATATATAGTTGTCGAAACCGCCCGCGCGGCGGTCTTGCGTAGGCTGGCAACCTTGCAACTGATGAGACAAGCCGGATAAATGAAAGTGAGGTTTTGAACATGGGAAAATATATAATGGTTGTAACAAATGAACAGATAGAAAGAAGCAAGGCGCGCAAAAAAGCCATTGAAGCACTGGAGTATAACCCAATGTGCTACAACTGTAAGAGTTTTGAAAAGTCCTGCAAAGGGTCAACAAATAAAGTATATAGCGGATGCGTCTATAAAGAGGTTGACGAATCGAAGCCATCTATATATGCACAGATTGCGGAACAAATAAAATAGTCGAAACCGCCACTTTGGGCGGTCTGTAGGAATTGCCCCACCTGCACCGATGAGACAGGGCAAACAATGAAAGAAGGTTGATTATATGACAAAAGCGGAACTACTGAAAGAATTTGACAAACTGCAAAAAGAAAAAGAAATACGCATTGAGGGCATACACTGCAATAGTAATAAAAGCACAATAGAAAATGCTATTGAGTGCCTGAAATGCCCGGATGAGCTGTTAGAGAAATACTTAACGGTTGTAAGTCTCAAATATGAAAATATTGGGCGCGCAATTGCAGAAAATGGAGACTTCAAGCGCCACTCCTTCAATAGGCTTTATGCATTCAATACAGCCAGACAGATTTTAGCGAATTAGCGAGGTGTAAATATATGAGATATAAAATTGAAAAAATAGCAAAAAGAAATAATTTGAACTATAGCGTTGTAAAATTCGATGGTGGTTTTAGGGGCTATGAGTTTAATGCCAATAGTTACAGCGAAAAGGCTTTTTTAAAGTCTCTTTTTAGGTCAAAAGATTTATATATAAGAGGTAGCTCTTATAGCTATTGTTTTACCGTAATGTATTTAGATGATTATTTGAGATTGAAAAAATTCGGCAAAATGCAAAGTAAACTTGTAAATATGTTTTGTCAGGCATTGCACAACGGCAAGACAGCAACAGAAGCCAAAAACATGCAATTACATTTTTGCGCGTTGTGCCCGGAATATTTCCCGGCATATGAAAATATTTACAATGAAATAGCATGGATTTAGGGGGCATAATATGAGAGATTTTATCGAGCTTTTAAAGGCTTTCGGGCTTTTCGTGTCATGCCTTGTAATTGGTTATGGCGGTTTGTTTTTATTTTTTTATTAAATAGCTAATATCAAGGGATTTTTAAGCCGGTTCGATTCCGGCTATTAGCTTTATATATAAGGCTTTTCAGGCCTTATATTATCAATTTAATTATTTTATTTATAGGTGCTTTTATACGACTTTACGGCTGTATATATTGCACTCCGTCCGCGCGTCCGGTAAATAATCGCGCCAAGAGGTCTTATAAATGCCTTTATATTTATTATCAGGCTCAAGAGGTGCAACGCCTGAACAAACAATTGTGTGCCCGCATAGGTGCTTTGCGTTACCACCTAATAAAAACAGATTAACGCACGTATGAACCGCGAAAAGGTCAAAAAGTAATCTATAAACCACGCACTAAAACAGAAAAGAGGGTTAATGAATGGACAACGAATTGAAAAGCCTTGACGCTGTAGAAATGGAAATAAAAGCACGCTACAACGGCAAATATCAAAGCGCGCCGGAATATCAAGCAAGCGAGCGCGCCACACGTAAAGCAATAACAAATATTTTTAGAGCTGTCGCAGAGTCTGGCGCGTGTGACGATGTTACCGCGCTTATTAGTGGCAAGGAATACCGCCGGACGGCCTTCTCCAATTATCTACAGCATAAAAACTATATAAGCCCAATAATTAAGGCTTGTTATAGATAGGGGGCGTATTATGTCTAATTATGAATATCTAGGAAAAAAGGAAATATATAAGCGCGTCAAGGCGCTAGGCTATGAAATGCCAAAAATAAGCGACTTTGATTATATCAAGTATGATTGTATAGAGTGGATGGAGTCACACGAATTAAAAATAACAGTTCAAAGGTCCGGTGAATGGTTGCAAGTTGTTGAAAAGCGTGCACACGTTCACCCGGTCACGCTATTTTGTGACTATCAAGCCGGGAAATATATAACGCGTTATTACTAGGGATATTTTATATCCCTTTTTGTTGTGCCAAAAAATCAGGCGTGCAGCTGTCGAGCTGTCGCAAGTTATCCGGCTATGCATCCGGGCATATGTACATTGACAAATGAGTAAAAATATTCTATGATTTTATGATATACACATTTAAAGCCGTGTATTTGACGTTTTAAGGGTTTTTGAGCGTGCTAACGTGGATTTTATCAAGCGTGCTAAAATAAGCCACAAAACAAGCCGTTTACAATGTCTAAAAATATAATTATAGCATTGCAAGCCGTCAAGCCGTGGCAAGTTGTGCCGGGTGCAATATCTAACAAGTCGGGCACACCAACTCATGGAAAATGTTTGAATTTTCAGAAAACTTTACTCAATTAAAGCGTAGTGTGAGTTCTTTGCAAGTTCTCGACAAGTTTTCGCAAAATTTTGCGAACAGATTTTTGAAATCAAAAAAGTCAAATGTAGGGGGGTACTTCTCGGATCCTAAAATTTTTGGGATTTTGAATTTTGAATCGCCAAAAAATAAATACTCTTGGCACTGTAGTCACTCTCTCCTAGTTTCTCAATCAATTTCTGCCGTGTCATTTCCGGATTAGTCCGGTGTATGTATTCTAATAGTCTGTCTATTTTATCCATATTTTTGCTCCAATAAATTAAATATTTTGTCAGCCGTGTATACAATATTCCGTCCGTATAAGCTCATAAAGTCTGCGATTATTTCTTCTGTTTCTATGTCAATGTCGCAGCCGTATGAGAACGAGTACACATGTACCAGCTCGTGGCATAGTATCTTGTCGGCCATGTAATCAGATACATTATCAGCTATCGTTACTGTCTTGGTTGTATTGTCGGTCACTCCTAGGCTTATAGTGCCGTCAGACCGCCTTAGTTCGCTTGATGTGGGCTTTTTAAATTGTATGTGCCACAATGTATCATTAACTCTTATATCCATGCTTATACCTTCTAAAAATGGCTATGAGCATTACTACCCATAGCCTTAATAATTACAGTTTTGACGCAAGATTGCTCATTTTGGTGCGCAAAAGGTTGCGTTCATCGGGCGTCATGTCATTTAAAAGCTCCGATATATCTCCGCTTAATTCACGGATATACATGTCAAGAGCTTTCATTTTATGCTCTTTGTCCTCTGTAGAAGCTCCTTTGTGCATTTCCTTTGTCTCGGTATAATGTCTCTTTGCTCTGTCATAATTGCTTTCACTCACATGTGGTGCAATCGGTTCAGAATAGTACATCTTACCTTGGCTCTTATCCATGTCACGCATATACTCCATGTCGTTGTAGTTTACCGGCATATGATAATATGGTGGCTCTTCATATCCTCTACGTGTTCCACGGCCTTTAGGGGCAAATCTGCCATTTGCATAGCGATATTGGTCGTAATATCTTCTACCACTTTCTTCACCGTATTCTGCCTTAAGACTTCTTAGGAGTTCTTTGTCGTACTCTTCTTCCTCTTCATCAGCCTTTTTCATAGCCTTGGAAATTATTGAATGATACTCGGCTTCTGCAAGGTCTTTTATCATATCTACGACCTGCCCCATCTCGGAAGTGTCAACATTCTCAACACCTTTTTCAAGCTCGTTGACAGCTTTCTCTGTAAGACACTCCTGCATTTTGTGTATTCTTTCAATGTGCATACTCTCGCCCCCTAACCAATTCGATTTACTGTGATGTTAGCATTTGCAACACTGATAGCCTGTGCAGATGTATTCTTGACAGAAACTGCCTGGCAGCATCCGCAAGGAAGCCATACATCTGTTGCCATAGACACATTGTTAAATGCTTCAACTGCTGTTGGTGTAGAGATTGCCAGTGTAGATAAGTCCGGCTCGCCCTCGACAGCAATAGCTAATGAAATTGCTCCTGCGGTTCCACCTGTAGGAACTGCAACATTTCCGTTAAATTCTACTCTGTATTTTGCTTTACAAGTGTTGGTAGCACCTTTAAGGTTAATTAATCCGCTCCCTGTTCTGTGCGAAATATATCCTTTATTGCATACAGACGTTGGCGCATCTGTAAATAATACATTTCCGTTTACTGCAACTGTCTGTGTTGCAACATTTGAAAATTCAGCCATAATAAAATCCTCTCTTTCACGAAATAAGGGCAAACATTATAGTCTGCCCTTGGGTTATAAGTAATACTGCTTAGCAGACATAATCTTGTATTCAATTCTTCGAGTGGAAACTCGAAAGAAACTCGAAAGAACTCGATTAAGATACTCAATTATTTAATTGTTTAGCATCCGCAACCTGTATTACATCCGCATCCGTTATAAGCATATCCATAAAGGTTGCTTGCCGGGAATGATGGTACCGGTGTAGGTCTTACTGCATCAATAATCTGATTTGTCTGCGCTGCCATTGTAGTAGTCAGAAGTGCGTTCTGTCTATCCTGTGAAGCAGCTCTACGTAAATCATTGTTCTCTGCCTGTAAGGTTGCTATCTTGTCATTTGTCAAGAATTCAAGAATTGCTCTTGTTCCTGCCTGCTGGCTGTCAATAATATCTCTTGTATTATTGTTCATTGTGTTCTGTAAAGCACAAGTGTTAGTAGCCATGTTGTAGTTTACACCTTGGATGGCTTCTCTTGTCTCGCAGCAGCAGTTAGCAAGCTGTGACTGTAAAGCATTGGTATTCTGCATATTAGCAACTGTATCAGCGTTTACTGCCTGTTGTATGCCGTAGCCGGTCTGCATGATATTTGTGTTAATACCATTAAAGCCTGTGAGCATACTGTTGTTCATGGCATAAAAGCCGTCACATAAGCCGTTAGAAATGCCGTCTAACTTGCTGATAACTGCCTGATTGTCAAAGCCTCTCTGAATTTCACTACCGACACCACCATTAGTGCCACCACCGAAACCACCGAAGCCATTACCCCAGCCTCCGAATATCGCAAATACTACGATAAGGAACCAAAGCCAAGAGCCGTCATTCCAGTTATTTCCGTTGTTGTTTCCGTCCAAATTCGCCACAATAGGTACGCTTGGACAATTTCCTGTGTTGAACATCTGTTTTACCTCCAAAATTTATTTCATAAAGAGTCGTGCGCACGTTCTCTCATATGCTATATCCCAAAATTACCTCTAATCTGCTTCATTACATCATCAGGATTAATGCCTTTTTCCTTGCATAGGTTTCTTGCCATTTGCTCAATTCCCTTGCTGTTTCCGCTTTGAGCCATGCTCATTGCATTCTTAATCATTGGATTTCCCATTACGCGATTATTGCTCATTATCTGTTGCATTATTCCCATTACATTCATGCTTTTTCACTCTCCTTGTTTTGTGCTCGTGGAGTTTTTCTTTGCGCTCCTAAAGATAATTGCTCAATTTTCTCTGATAGTTCGTTGAGTTTTGCCATGATACCCTCTGTGGCTTTCTCTGATAGGTCAAATTCAAGCTTTTCTGTGTCACCCGATAAAATGTCTGTCTTACCATTTAGAGCTGGTTTAAAAGTCAATGTGCGTATTGTTCCGTCAGCATTCCAGCTCTTAGCATATATCTCCGTTAAATCCTGTTTTGGAAAAAATGCTACACTGCCATCCATCGGCACCTCGTTGGGATTGATAGTCTCAACTGCCTGTACTACTCTGCCACTTATTCCTTGTGTTGGTTCGGGCTGTTGATATCTCTGATAGCTCGCCATTGGGTTGTACTGATACGCTCCATAATTAGGTGTATAATTCATCATCGGTTGCTGATACGGCATGTTCATCTTTGTTTTCCTCCAAGACCTCTTCGATTGCTTTAATGACGAGAGACAATGTCATTAGGTCGATTTTTTGTAACTCACTTTTAGCAAATATTTTTTCTCTCACATCATCGTCAAACATAACATCATCTCCTTATGCCTAAATTGTGGCATAAAAAAAGA